TCATGAGTTGTGGCCTTTGTTGTCGACGCTCTTCTCATTGGTCTCGACGGGTTGCGCCTTTCCCGCGTTCGCGCTCGGGATGGTTCCCTCGGCCTTATCGATGGCCTCGCGACAGATTTTCAACGCCCGTTCCTCCGCTCTAGCAGCGTCAATAGCGCACTCGCGGCAGCGATCTAACGAGCGCAGGACTGCTGCCATGTGCGATCGAATTGTGTAATACGGGTGATCTGAACGCGTTGCGTCGGGGTAGATATGCAACACTATCTGATGTAGTGCTTCGACGGCCTTCTCATGATCCGCGAATGACTCACGAATCTCTCGCAGCCGCCGCGAATCCTCCTCGGCTCGCTCGGCCAGTTTCTCTGCGGAAAGTTGCCTTGCGTTCACCGCTTTGCAGGCTTGCGCGTATGCCCATGCGGTCGGCACGGTCCATATGGTTCCGTCGTCATCGGTAAACGTTTCGTTCAGCCGTGCTTCGGCTTTCTCGGCCTTGGCGCGGAGTTGGTCGCGCTCGGCGATTAGACTGTTGACTTGCGCAGCCTGAATGCGCACAGCGCCCTCTGAGATTTTCAGTTGCGCCTCCAGTGCGGCAATCCGCTCGTTAAACTCAGCCTTCGCCTTGTCGTAGCCCTCAAGCCGCGCAACCGAACCCGGAGTCTCAGCCACCAAAGACGAAAACTCTTCCTGCGAAATCAGGTCATCGTTAAACAGTTCGTGCCGTTTGTAGCGGACCAGATCGCGCATTCGCTCGTTGCTGGACTCCAGCGCAGCAATCTTGCCAACGATGGCATCGTGATCTTTGGCGTATACGGCAAGTGCTACCCACTCTCTAGTCGTAAAGCCCTCCGATAGCTTCTGTTCGCTCACTTCGACTCCTTCCTTCCGACTTCGTACTCGCTCCGTGCCTTCCAGCCATCCCGCCAACCTTCAGCACGGTGCTTATTGCGAAAGTGCCTGTAGGTTTCCGATACGATAACGACGATCACAACGTTGCCGTTAAGCAACAAACAAAACCAAACGGCCGCTATATACCAATCCACTGGATCATTTCCAATAGCTGCTGTTCGCTCATCGACCCACCACCGTCAGAGCCATCACGATAAGGCCCACGAGTAGTACGACAATGACGAAGCTCTGAATTTTAATCGTGTTTGCCAACTTATCAAGGTCTTTGCTCATTAGAACCGCTCCTTTTGGTTAGTGTTCTTTCGCTCCGAATGCTCCGCCCGGCTCATTAAATTCTCTTCTATCGGCAGAGTGATGAACCCATACGTCCGCATCCTCAGGATGTTGAGTTGGAGCGCACCAACAACTTGCGTCCGCCTCGTGAACCCTGAGATCATTTCTGGGTATCACGTGACCGTTGTCATACACTTCCCAATTCTTTTCTTGGCTCATGACCGGACCGCCTCAACCGAAGCCGTCTTATTGCTCCGTGCTGCAACTCCAGTGCAGCACAAGACGCAACAAACTCTGAGTCTGATTATCATCTCAACTTCTCCTTTGCAATACCCACAGCCAGCTTAATCATGGCTGGAATGCCTCGTTCCACCGGACTCAACGGTATTGCTTCATTTTCCAGATACCCGACATAGTGGCCGTTTTCTACCCGGACCTGGATTTTGGAAGCGAGTCTTTCGGCTTGCTTTAGAAGGTCGACTCCGAAGCGTTCCTCGAAGCGCCGGCGCCCCAGTTTGTGGAGCGAGTCGTTTCCGGTTCGATGATGTTTGAGGCATAGCGGCACGGTTCTGAAATCCGATGCCTTCTGTGCCATGCCGTGAGGCCCTACGTGCGCCGCTTCGATATGCCGAAGGGTTTGGCATATCAAACAGGGTAAGGAACGAATCCAGGCCAGATAACGCGTATTGCGGGGTGGTTTCATAAACCTATGGGGTGTGTGTTGCTGAGGCAGGGGACGCCACCTGCGGTTGCTTCCCCTGCATCCCCTTCATCCCTTTCGAAGCGGGTGTGGGTTTCAATCGTCCGCTCCCGAGACTTGCCCGCCGAAGTCTTTTACGCACTGGCGCCAATACGGACAGTACTTGGTCGAACACAGGTAATGGTTCCGGTTGGGCACCACGATCCCGGACGCCATGAGTTCCTGGGCCAGCGGGTAGATGCTTTCAACGTACTGCTTGTCGGCTTCCGTGACCTTGAACGACTGCGGAACGATCTTTATTTCGCGCTGCAGCTTTACAACGGTATGGAGTTCGGCTTCACCCGAGGCGCCGGGCGTTAGTTGCGCGTAGGTCGAAACCTGGAACCGGTAATCCGGCCGGATGACGTTCTTGGACGGGCTCTTGTTGGCCGACTTCAGGTCGATGATGCGGCCCTGGACGTCCAGCAGATCCACGAAGCCCCGTACCCGGACGCCACCGATGACACCCTGGACCGGGAGTTCCACGGCTGCCGGCTGAATCAGCGGCGCCGTAGTTTCCATGAACTTTGCGACCAACTTCGCTCCCATGGCGCGCAACTCGGCGCGGTCCTCGTCCTTTTCGAAATTAGTTTGCTCCTCTTCTTCAATCCAGGCGTCCCGGTAATACGCCACAGCCGAGGCGATCGACATGTCTTTCTTGGTCTCGATCTTCTGGGTGAAGTTTTCCTTCGAGGTCGCGTGTAGTGCTTTGCCGATGGCACGCGCCGATCCCTGGATGTCCGGCAGCTCGAGTTTGTACTTGTAGTAATACTTGGCCGAACAGCTCAAAACGCAGTTGGCGCGGGAAGGCGAAGACGGGTCATCGGTGTAAGGGGCGGACGGCGCCGCCCCTTCGGAGCAAGTCGAGGACGGTGCTTGCTCCGTTCCATTCGCCCGACGTGGCAGTGCGGGCGCGGAAACTGAAATGAGATTAGTAGTAGGAGTAGTCATAAACTTTCTCCTGGGTTGTTGTTTTGTTTTTGACGCTCCTCTGGGCGGTCGGACGTCGGTTGCGGCTTTCCCGCGTTCGCGCTCTGAATGGCTCCCTCGGCTTCGGCGATGGTCCGGTCGGCAAGTTGGACCAACTCCAGAATCAACTCGTCGCTAATTCCCTCGCGGACGGCCCGGAGTGATTTGCCGACATGAGACGTGGCCCGGGCGAGACGAAGCAAATCCGGCGCAGCGGCGATCAGCCGCGCGAGATACAGCAATTCAGTCTGGTCCTCGCGCTCACCCGTTCCGGGAGGCTGGCAGATATAAACGACATGCTGTCTGGCGAGGGGATCACCGACGGGCAGCGTGATGGCTGCCGGTGGGCTGATTCTTAACCACTCCTCGATCACATCGATGTGGCTTGTGTCGAAAACGAAGCTCATGACCGGACCTCCGAAGTCGAAGACGCCAATCCAAACGCGCTGCTACTCCAGTGGGGATACCCCATGTCAGTACCGCGCTCCTAACAGGGCGTATCGCCAGAGCAGCGCAAGGCGCTTACCGGTGAGCATCATTTGGTCCTCCTGCTGTGTTTCTCTTTTCTCGTTTCAAGGACGCTTAATTTCTGGCCCAGTTCAAATACCGCCAGCCAGGGGACATTGTAAGCCTCGCGGACCCCTTTGGGATGGATCGCTACTGTGTGCGCGGATAGTTCCACGATCAGGGGACGATTACGGTAGACGGCGGATGTCTCGGCCTTGAGATGTGTTTTCGGCTCTGCAATGCGAGTCATTCAAGGCCTCCGCTGTTTTTGTTGGCAACGCTCTTCTCAGCGGTCTCGCGAGCTTGCGGCTTGCGCTCGTTCGCGCTCTCGGAGGGAAAAGCGGGGTTTGTAAGGGGCGAAAAACCGTAGGTTGTGCGCCCCTTATCATCAGCGACCAACCGGGGTGATCTCCCTAATCGTTTCATCTCTTCCCGAACTTCAGGAACACATTCATAAACGATCGGTTCTAATTGTTCTCGTTTTACAATTCCTAGAGCCCGGTAGCAGCTCTTCAGGTGGTTTTTCACCGTTTGTAGATTGATGCCGGCCATGTGGGCAATCTGGTTGTTGTTGTAACCGAGGGCTGCGTAGACCGCAATTTCCGATTCGCGCGGCGTCAGTCCTGAAATGTGATACGGGGAGGACAGCATACTCAACGCGGCCATGAGTCGTCGCCTCCGTCATCCCACTTGTTGTTGACCAAGCCCCCGCCGAAATAGACCAGGAACAGCACCAGGGCAACACCCACGATGAACCCGGCCACGAAGGAAAGGACTAATGCGGCCATGATGCACCTCCGTTAGCGGCTCTCGACTCGCGTAGTTGTTCGTTGCGGGCGCGAAGATTCAGCGCTTGGGGTTTACCGTCCATGACGGCGATGAAGGCCGAGGTGGCCAAGCGCTGCAAAAGATCGCCGGTGAAGTCGAGGTGCCATTCGACTTGCAGGCCTTTCGATTTGGCGTATTCGCAGGTTTGCAGGAATCCATCTACTGCGGCGATTAGAACTCCTGCAATGGCCTGACTCAGTTCAGTGTGAATAATCGGTGCCCGCTCTGTAGCCGCGGGCGCGATATGATTCTCGGTAGCTGTGCCGTTCGGTTTCGGCTGGACGGATGCTGCTTGCGGAGCCGTTTCTCTAGCGGGAGGGGCTCCGCTCGCAGGCCTGCGAGCGGGTGGCGGTTGGGTGACCGCTGCCGCTTGGATCGCAACCGGCTGAACGGGCGCGCCGGGATCTCCGGGCGGATCTACCCGTTTCACTTCCCAGATGATGTTGCGGCGGTTGCCCTGCTTCTGCTCTTTTTTGCAGATCGAGACAATCTCGCCGGGCTGAATTTCAAGCGCAAGGATTTTGCTCTCGACGTCGCGCTTGAACGAAACTCCCCGGCCGTCGGTGGTGGTACGGAAGTAGTACTCGCCCCACTGCCCGTCTTTGGGAACGCCCTCGGCGTGAGTGAAGGCCATTTCCTGCGGGATGTTGGTGTCGAACTTGATGAATTCCATCACGCCACCTCCCTGTGCCACCAATCGCAACCACACGGACCTGCAGCCGCCATAATTGTTCCGCCGTCCCGGCAGGGCGTTGCAACATCGCCGCGCTCATATTCGCAGCCATATTTCTCGACGTGCAGTTGGATCGCATGCTGGCATTCGTCGCAATCTGCGGTACGGAGTTCCTCAAGGATCGATTCGGCATTACCGCAGACCGATTTGATAGTGGCGCGGTAAGCCCCGCCGCAACCATTGTCAACGTCCTCCAGGCCGATCGATTTCATCGTGGCGTGCGCCTGATCCAAAGCATCGATGGCTTGCTGAAGTTGCTCGATGGATTGTTTCCAGAGTTCGTATCGCGTTGTTTTCGGCATGGCTAGGCCACCTCCGGGATAAAAGTCTTCAGCGCGCCGAGGCCTTCGTGCGCATCGTTCACGGTGCGGTTGACGTATTGCAAAATCGCTACCACGTGCTCGCGTTCGGGCACGATGGACGATTCGGCGTTGTGCGCGAGATCGAAGGCTTCGCGCAGATAGTTGCGCGTTACCGTTTCCTTGCCCGAGCCCATGCAATGCGGGCACGGTTGGCAATCCGGGTCCCAGGACGCCGCATCGCCGCCCGAGCCTCCGCAGTCGGCGCATTCCATCTCTACGGTTTTGATCCAGGGCAGGTCTTCGCGCTGGGCCGGTTTCGATTCAAGGGGAGCCGGAATCTGCACCGTGGCCAGGATTGGCCGCAGTTTCAGGCTGGTTTCTAACTGTTGAAAGTGATTCATGGTTTGTCCTCGATGCCCCGTAACAGGGCCTTTAATGCTTTCTGAAGCAGCACCCGCAAGGGAACGTCGTCCCAGGAAAGCGCTGGCTGAGCGATCTCAAGGTCAATCGAATTGCCCTGCTTGACCACGGTGAATTGGCTGCCCGGCGAGACGGAGTGATTCTGCCACTCGCCCGTCTTCCGGTCGTAGATTTGCGTTTCGGCGGCCAGACGGACCCGGAACAGCGGTCCGTCCAGCTCGTCTTTGGGAGCTGCCACAGTGCCTCCTTGCACCTTGCTTTCGCTCCCGGCGTTGGTTTGTTCTCAAATGAACCGGCGTTGCGCATCGGAGTACGTTCTTAGTATATGCGCAACCCCCTTGCGCAGTCAAGCCCCTGTTTTACTTTTAATGCAAACGGGGTTACGCTATGGGCAATGGCTAAGATACCCAAGGGTGTTCGGGAGTATTTCAAAAAGGAGGGCCGGCGGGGCGGACTAAAGAGTGCGGTAGCCCGCATGGAGAAGCTGACGCCGGAGCAGAGAAGCGAGTACGCGCGGAAGGCGGCAAAAGCGAGGTGGGCGAAAACGGCAGCCAAGGGCGTCGTGATCGTGGCGCTTTTGCTATTGCCCTTAAAGGCGGTCGCCCAGGTCGGTCCGTGTTGGGGCCAACTTATCCCACAGCGGACGCTCGGAACGGCGGTATGTGAGAATCCGCGGCCGGTCTGCCTGACCGATCCTAACGGGCAATCCGGCCGTTGGGTGTGGCAATGCGGCGAAGATCGAAGACAAGTGGAACGGCCAACAATACCCACGACTTCGACCGATTCCAGTATTCCGATGAGAGTCCGTCCGCCGACCTTCAACGATCCGATCGACACGATGATTAAACTGCGGCAGCTTCGGCAGCTGCAGTTACAGAATCAGCAAATGAGCCGCCAATTGAGCGCCCCCGAGCTCACCCCGGCGCCTTCGGCTCCTGAGCCGGAGAAACCTGCGGCAGCGCTCACGCCGGAAGCCAAGAAGGCTTTTCAGTCGCTTTACGCCTGCGGGGTACTGGACGGCATGCTGACAGAGGCGAAGGTCCTCGAAAAGCCGGATATGGCCCGCGTTGTCGAAGAAGCGATGAAGGGGACGAACTGCGAAGCCGTAAGAAGACTGGTGGGCTTCGAGTCGCCGCTGGCACCCGAAAAGCCGTAAGGTAAACCGTGAGCGACGAGCAGTCCTCGAACTGGGTAGATCGCCGAGCCAGGCGGGAATACGTACTCAGGTCCCAAGCCGACAGCATTTGGCAAACCGTGAGGGCGTTGATTCAGGATTGCTGTGAAAGCTTCAACAGAAACTACTGCGACCCAGACGCGCCTCAGGTGGACTGCCGCCCTGAAAACGGCCACCGCTTTCTTGTGAAGCGCACCATTCCCCGCGATGGTCAGACCATCATCCGCGACATCAGCAAGAGCGTTCTCATTGAATTCAATGAAGCGGAAGAGTCCATTCGCGTGACGCCTTCCGACAAAGCCCCTCTGGTTTTTTCGATCCAGTCGGACGAGACCAGAGCCTTCCTGGCGTACAACAAGCAAGAAATCACGGCTGACGAATTGTCGGAGAAGAGCCTGGAGGATCTGTTCTTCGGTAAAGCCTCCGGGGGCCGCCCCGCAACGCGCAACATCCGCTCGGGTCCTCGCGACTGGATGGGCTGAATCCCATCCGCAACACGCTCCAGCGTTGGCGGGGCTATTACCCTGCGATATTTACCGTTCTCTGTTTGTCTCTTAGACTTGAACCGGAGGGGAGAAACAGATGTTCTTTACGTTAGGTTTGCCGGGCGGGGACACGCTGCTAGTGAATACTGATCGCGTGGCCTTCATTCGTATTTTGAACGATGGTTCGTGCCGCATATGGTTTTCTGACCAGCAGAATATTCTGATCGCACGCGATCAAGCCGAGAAGTTTCTTTCGGAATTTACTACGCGCACCCAATCGGTCGATGTGCGCTAAATCCTAAGAGTGGGCTCTTGGTCTAATCGCAATGCGGGGAGCAGGTCCGCGGCGGCCTTCAAGGCGCATAACGATTCCATGTGGTTGGCGCCGGAATCGCGCACGGTTGAAATCAGTTTCTCAACCAGCCTAAGGACCAAGTCGCTCGAGTCGTGCGGATTGGGAACTTCCACTGAGTTCAACATAGCGCGTCCCGAGCGCGAACGAGCAACTGGCTCAACCAACGCGAGACCGTTGAGGAGAGCGTTACCAACAAAAACCCTTCACTCAGATCCAGAAACTCCTCATACTGAAACTATGCAAGTAATCGAAGGCATTCCAGTATGGGGTGATCCAGTAGACCAGGGAGCGTTAGAGCAGATCAAGAACTGCATGAAGACCGCAGACCACGCGGCTTTAATGGCCGACCATCATCTCGGCTACGCAGTTCCCATCGGCGGAGTCGTGGCGTACCACGACAAAATATCCCCTTCGGGCGTAGGTTTTGACATTGCCTGCGGAAATAAAGCGGTCCTGACAGACGCCGATGCGTCGGACGTCAAGCGCAACATTGCCCGGATCATGGATGACGTTTGGAACACGATCAGTTTCGGAATTGGCCGGCGCAACAACGAACGGGTAGACCACGAACTGTTTGACGATGAGGCCTGGAAACTTAGCGCCGTGGCGCCGCTCAAGGAAATGGCGCGCGGCCAGCTGGGGACCGTGGGATCAGGAAACCACTACGTGGACATCTTCTCGGACGAACTCGATCGCATCTGGATCGGAGTCCACTTTGGATCGCGCGGCCTCGGGCACAAGACCGCAACACACTTCCTGAATGAGGCGGGGGCAAAAGACGGAATGATGGTAGATCCCTGCGTCATTCCGGTTTCATCGGATCTGGGCGCCGATTACTTAGCGTGTATGGCGCTGGCCGGCCGGTACGCGTATGCGGGCAGGGATTGGGTGTGCGATCGCGTGGCGCGCATCTTGGGCGCGGCGGTACTCAAGGAAGTACACAATCATCACAATTTCGCGTGGTGCGAGAAACATCGTGACGGCGAAATGTGGGTGGTGAGGAAGGGCGCTACGCCGGCGTTCCCCGGGCAGAAGGGCTTCGTGGGCGGCTCGATGGGCGATATCTCGGTGATTATCGAAGGCGTCGAGCACTCAGACGGAGAGCATTCGCTCTATTCGACAATTCACGGAGCGGGCCGCGTCATGGGCCGGATGGAAGCCAAAGGGAAGGTCGACAGGAAGACGGGCGAGGTAAAGCGGGCGGGGAAGGTCACCAGGGAGATGATGACGGAGTGGATTCAGCCGTTAGGCGTGGAACTGCGCGGGGCAGGAGTGGACGAATCGCCGCATTGCTATAAGCGGCTGCCCGAGGTTTTAGAACAGCACAACGGCTCTATTCGAATTCTGCATGTCTTAACACCACTGGGTGTTGCTATGGCAGGCGAGGGCGAATTTGATCCGTACAAAGACTAGTTGCGTGTTCCCTAGTAGGCGTGGAATCTGACGCCTCGTCATTTTGCTGGAGCACCCCGCGCCGGGCTTTAGACCCCAGACTTGGCTATCCCCCTTTTAACAGGGAGACGGGGGCAGTTATTGCTGCTCCCTCCAACACTCCGGGAACATTTCTAGAATATCGGAAAAATATCGCAGCGGAACTAAGGCAGAATTAAAAAGGCGGGGGTGAGCATGAAGCTGGTTGTGACCATATTGCTGGCGGGTGTATTACTCTCGAGCTGCTCAACGCGAGTTGGCTCAGACAGCCTTGAAACGCGCCTAGGTTTCGACAGCCTCGATCCCAACTGCTACCGGGTCACGCACGCCAAGGCCGGTAAGTGCCCGGACGGCTCGAAACTGGAGAAGGATTTCTTCAGCGAAAAAGACGGCTCGCGCCAGGACGCCTGCGTAAAGGGCGATCTGAACACCGGCTGCGGAGAGACCGACTATCTGATGCCGGGCGAGGGCCAGCAGTTCCACATCCAGATCAAAATACTGGACGAAGCGAAGCCGCACGCATGAGCTGCACCAACACGCAGTTGTTCGAAGCCTTGTTGCAGGGCATTATTCGCGAAATGAAGCGTGTTTACTGGAACACGCAACAGGCGGGTTGGGGATCGGTGGACTGTTCTATAGATTGTTCGGAGTGGTGGCCGGACAATATGAGCCCTGTGGTACTGGGCGATGCCTTTACTCTTCGGATAGCGGGCGACGACGAGCGTTGGGCCGTCATCAATTGCGGAGGCCGGGAACTCACCGTGGAGATTTCAAGTAAACGCATCGGCATGTACGGCCCTCACGATTATATGACCGACACGGAATTGGTCCTGTGGTTCAATCGCGCGATGGCCGACTTATCGGAATTCGACCGCACCACACGGAAGAAGCTCGGGTGTGCTTAAAGGGAATACTGCGAGAGAAAAACCGCAGGTTGTTTCTTTCGTCAGTTGCGGCCTGATTCACTGTTGTGATTCATCCGATTCATCGTAGGACTCAACGGTAAGTTCGCACACCGGTCCGTCATCGCAGCCGCATCCGCCCTTATGGCAGTACATCTGGCATTTCACTGACATCTGCTCATGGGTTTCCGGGTTCTCAACCTGGAAGTGGCCGTAAGCCGGCGAGTCGACTATGTCGCAGTGTCCCGGTATGTGGGCGAAGCAGTCCAGTCTTGCCTTGCGGTCGGTTGGGAATTTCTCGAAGCACTCTTGCGTCTTTTCGTCCTGTACCGTTTGAGTCCGTATCAAACAGCGGCAGGCGTGCTTCTTTAAGTGGCAGGTGTCTTCTACCTTCTTGTGTTGCTTCTTGGGCTTCTCTGCTAATAAGCAGAGGGATAGAAGGAGTGATAAGAGTAGGAGTTTTTTCATTTTATGTTGTTGACGCTTTTCTCAGCGGTCGGAAACGGTCAGAGACTTTCCCGCGTGCGCGGTCTGAAGCGAGTTGTCAATGTTCATTGACACCCGAAAACCTGAATGCAATCACGGAGTGGTCCACTCAGGCCTTCGCGTGAGGCCTTGGCGATACGCCCCATCAGCACCGCGCTGCAAACTATGGGTATCCCCATCACGCGAATCAGGGATTCCCCCGGGCTTTTGGGGTTAGGGCTGGCACTCCAGGCCAGCTATGCCACCCCCTGATCGAACAAGCTGAAATGGTTTCCATCAGGATTACTTTGGAAATCTCCGCCCCACCTGCACAGCGGATGTTGCTGCTTCCACCATTCGCCTAAAGGTTTGTAGTCGTTCGAATTGGTCAGCCATACGCCGTCTTTGTCGAGAATAAGATCTAAGGCCAGGCGTTTGCAATGCTCCGAGTTCTTGATGCCGGTTCCTTTTTGCGCATCCAGCTCGGCTTGTTCTGGAGTCCGGTAGGCTTCTCCGAACCGCGGCTGGTAGCCCAGTGCGATCGCTTCCAAGATCAGATTGGCCGCGAGCTGGCAGAACAGGTGCTGCTTTTCTATGAGGGTTAAATCTGGGGTGTCCATGGGAAGTGTTTTTTGTTTTCGACGCTTTTCTCAGCGGTCGATAAAAGGCGCGGGGCTTGACGGCGTGCGCGCTCTGACGCGATGCTTAAGGTCATGAAGATCATTGAGGCGATGAAGACCTTGAAGCACCTCCAGGAGAAATGCGCCGATCTGAGGAAGAAAGTCGCCACTTATTGTGCGGACCTGGATTTTGAGACGCCTGTTTACCCCGACCAAAAGGACCAAGTCACTCAGTGGATTCAATCGCACCAGGACTCACTGCATGAGATCGCCCGTCTCCGCGTAGCTATTCAACGCACTAACCTTTCAACGCCGGTGACCATCGAAATTGACGGCAAGCAGGTCACAAAATCGATTGCGGAATGGATACATCGGCGGAAGGATCTTGCCAAAGCAGATCTGGAAATGTGGAGCGGACTCGGAGACCGCAGTCTTCGGGAGGGCCTTATGCAAAATACGACGGGCGGCAACATCACGGTTAAAATCAGGCGTTACTTCGACCCAAAGTTACGAGACGCCAAGGTTGACGTCTACCGCCGCGAACCGTCCTTGATCGACTCCACCCTCGAGACGGTCAATGCCGTGACCGATGTCATCGAGCAATAAGTCCACATCCCCAGGGGTGCTCGCCTTCCCCGTCATTACTGATGAGGAGCCGAGCCTGGTGTTCGCCGAAATAAGGCCTGAATCTGCACCGACGATTCTGTACCCGGCGGATGTCAATCAACAATGCTCTGTTGCAAGTTCGGTTGCAGATTGTCCGGCTGAGGAGTTACGTAAAATGTCTCCTGAAGAATACCGTCGGCGCCGGCGGCAGGAATAAGCCTACAATGGAATCGTTCGACGTGCAGAGATAAAAACTGGCAAAAATGAAGCGTTCGTGTTCGCACGTTAGCGAATACTATACAGAGACCCTAGCTCAGTGGTTAGAGCGCCTGGCTATTAACCAGGAGGTCAGCGGTTCGAATCCGTTGGATCTCGCCAAAAACAACATGGCGTTAAGGCTCAAGGTCAAAGGCTGAAGGTTGCATAGGCTCAAAACAAGCAAGGGTGAACAGGTGAAAGCGCGCAAGGATGTAGTGCTCGGATCTAGAGCAGAATGTCCTCGGGCTAGTTACGTTTTCTTCGTTTTTTCTTCCAGAACTTCCGAGGCTTCCTGTACGGGTGAACTTAGACTACAACGGTCCACTCAGGCCTTCGCGTGAGGCCTCACGCGAATCCGGGACTCTCCCGGTCGTCCGGGTTTAGGGCTGGCACTCCAGGCCAGCGTCTCACCATCCAAATCCAATGTTGTACGTTACTGTTGTTCCACCCACTCCGCTTCGTATAATGCGTGTTCCAAGAATTGTCTTTAAGCGAGAACTGTGAGGAAAAGGTCCGGTTAAAACACCGCCGCCCGCATAAGCTCCCGATGTTGCTCCCCCATTGGTAGCGACGCCGGCGTTTGCCAGCGCAAATAGTTTCCACGGTCCAAAGCTCCGCAGCCCGGTTGCAATGCCTGTCCGGGCGCTGGTCACGATCCGCTTATTGACCAGTACGGCGTCGGTCTCGCTGAAACTCCAGACATCCTGGGTCTTCGAAATGTTGGTCGCGGCCACAAACCATGCCGAGGGCTTGGGCGAAGACTGGGGCAGGAGCGTAATTCCGGCGCCGTAGAAGGTCTGGGCGGCCGCGGGGATTGAGAACAGGAGAAGCGCGAGGAGTCGTTTCATGCGGTCGGCTTTGGGGTCCAGGGACGCAGGTGGACCGTAAACGTGCATTCCACCGTGGCCTTGCATTCGACCGTGGCGCCGTCCAGGCGGTCGAGCACTTGGTTTAGTCCGGCGAACAGTTCGGTGATGTTAAGCGCGATACCGGCGTTCAAGTCCTTCGCGGTCTGGTCGGCCACTTTATCGAGCATTTACGTTCCCCCTCCTGGGGTGTGTTTTCGGGTTTCGGTTAAGGCAGCATCCACGGCCGCGGCGTCCTCGACGTGGTTCTTCTGGATCTTGTCCAGCACGTCTCCGGCTTCTTCTGCGATGGGATTGGTTGCTTGATGCTTTCCTATTTCGCCCGAGATGGTGTAGTCCGGCGGTGCACCGAGAACCAAGGATGCAAGGGATCTGTCGAAGGCATTGAGAGTGAAATTGTAGAGACGGGATCCTAGTCCATGAAGGAGTCGACTAATCCACATAGACTGTTATTGGTTTTTGTTTTCGACGCTTTTCTCAGCGGTCGATAACGGTCAGAAGCCTTCCCGCGTGCGCGCTCTGAGGCGAGTTGTCAATGTTCATTGACACCCAAAAACCTGAACCCAATTACGGAGCGGTCCACTTGAGCCATTCGCGTGAGGCCTCACGCGAATCCGGGATTCCTTCGGTCTTTTCGGGGGTTAGGGCTGGCAATCCAAGCCAGCCTGTACCCCAGCCTCAGGCAATCTTTTCCCAGTAGTTACTTCTTCCAAATGGAGTAATGCTCACATGTTTTAAGAACGTCCCTCGTGCTTCAGTAAACATGGATCCATCCGGGTACGTATTTCCCAGAGCGTTGGAGAGGTATAGCGTCCCCAAAGACTGCGGACCAACCGGACTTTGCGCGGTCGGGGGCGGAGGAGGAGCAGGTACGTCAAACGGCGGGTAATCGGCCAGGTTAACGCTCACCTTGATCGATCCGGGAGGCGGGGTGGCCGGATACGGCCCCAAGGTGCCAGGCGTATCAAGACCTGGGCTCGAGAACTGGCCCGGCATCCCCAAACCAGGCTGAAGAGCTGAGGGAACCCAGACCATACCGGCGTTCAATCTCTCCGTCATGCACAAATACGGGTCCCAGGCATAGATCATGATTGGCGCGTCGATGGTGTAGCCCTTGGCTGCGAGTGCCGCGCCGCGTGCAATTCTGGCCGAGATCGCATCCGGACTGTCGGCCGGCATGTCCATCAAAGCCCTGACTTCGGGCGGCTGCGCAGCACGGTAGGCCTGGTCGAACTGTTGTTCTGCGGACAACGACACGCCGCCGCTGGTCAATTGATCGCTCATAGTACTTTCGATGACTCCTTATGGTTGAAATTAGGAAACAAATCGGTTAGCTTAACGGTCACGGAAGAGAGGAAATTGCTATGCGGAAATTTCTGTTCTTTTTGGCTGTGCCGTGCGCCGCGTCCACGATTACCTATGACATTCAGGAAAACCTGCCACTTACATCGCTGGCCTTTCCTGCGAGCTTTTCTATTCCGGTGCCCGAGTTCAACGGCAGCTTGCCGAGCATGGACTGGTCGCTAAACGCCACGTTCTGGGTTCACGAAGGCATCAACGATATGTACATGACTCCGGGCATCCCCTACACTGCATCGCTCGAATTGGGCATCGCGTCCGACCCGTTGGGATTGAGCAACCAGACAGGCTACAGCTTCTCGGGTGTGACGACGGGCCTGCATCAAATCAGCATGGGAGGCGGGGCCGGGATAGATTCAGTCAGCCTGTCCGGGACCGCTCCAGATCCGTCAGTGTTCGAGGGAACCGGCACGTTTGCGATTCCGCTGGTGCTGTCGAACCAATCGTGGGCGACCAACGGCGTGGTAGCGGCGATCACCACCGTCTACGGAAGCGTGGACCTGCAATTGAACTACGATCCTGTTGATCCGGTCCCCGAGCCGCGCTGGTTGGCGCTCACTTTGCTTGTGCCCTTTGCGTGGCGGCTCAGATCGTCTGGACGGCCGAAGTCGCCAACACCTTTCCAGAACTGTTGACGTAAACCAGCCGGTAGTAAATCGTCCCGATCTGTCGATCAGCCGGAATGGTGCAGGAATTAGTGCTGCAGGCGACGGTAAACCATGTAGTCTGCGGCGCGACTCCGTTTGTGTCGAACACCAGCGGCGAATAAGCGTATTGCACGTACGCGGCTGTGGCGTTGGTCACGTCCGACAGTTTCATATTCACCACCGGAGTCATTGGCGCATTGATGCCGCCGCCCGAGGCAGGGAATACGTAAGCCCGGAACGCACCAGGGTCGCATGTCATCGAGTCGGACGCTGTTCCCGGCGATAGCGTTGTGACCGAAATGCCAGACCATGTTCCGTAGTAGCGATAGATCGGCTGGCCGGTCAGCAGGTAGGGCGAGAGATTCGCCGTGCAGGTCTCGGTGTTGTCTCCATAAAACTGGATTCCCAACAGGTTGCCATAGCTGGACGTGCGCGCCATTGTCTCGAAATACGGCCCGTAATCCGGGCTTGCCAGAGACGGCTGAAACAAAAGTCCGCTGGTGCCGAGGTACTTCACAAGCAGATTTGCATGTGCCGTAGCTACCCAATCCTGGAACGTGTTGGCGTAGTCCCAGTGCGGATTAATGAAGGCTTGCCCCGACAGATCCGGCGTGGAGATCGAGCGCGTGTAATTAGTGGCCGTGTACGTGTTGCTGGCGCTCAAGCCTGTGCGGTCGTAGTAATCCGGCACCATGCAGCAGCCCGTGAGCGCTGAGCCGTACTGCCGGGACGCCGCCGCGCGCTCCAGGTAAGCCGTGTTGATAGCCGCGTAGAAATATCGCGGACCAACTTCACTGTTGGTCGCCCAGGTATGGGAGCCGCGAACGTAAGAATTGTACGGCACGATCAGAGCGGTTCCACCTGTAGACGCCGTGAAGTTAGGAATTTGGCGTATCAGTCCTGGATTAAATCCCACTCCTGCCGCATTGAAATCCGACACATCGAAGTCGTAAGCGAACGAGACGCCGTCCGCAGCCGTTCCCGAACCGCTAATGGTGAACGTCATCCCGCGCTTGGCGCTGAAATTTATGGCCGGCGACAGTTGCGTGTGCGAGTAATCGGAGCTGTTGACCTGAATGCCATGCAGATCCGTGCTAATTGAATTGGTGCTGTTATCCTGCCAGGTCAGCGTCCCGCTAGAGGGGTTTGCTGAAAACGTGGAGTTTGCCAGATCGACTACGAGATGCGCAGAATCTGGAATCGACAGGACATAGAAGAATCCATCACAATTCCCGCCGCTCGATCCGGTGACTTTTAGACGAGTGTTTCCAGGGAACCGGTTCCGCACGCCATGATCAGAGAAAGTGATCGTGTTTCCAACGCACGACACAACAGTAGCCGGATAACCAACTTCCGCGAAGTCCAGAGACACCCCCTCGGTTTCCACCATCAGGGGCAGCGTAAGATTCATGTAGGGCAGAATATCGGTGCGGAGTTCCGTGTTGAGTAGTGATTGCTGCACGTCGCCGAGGTCAATACGTCCCGGCAGGAATTGGCCGTTCGGGTTCCAATAGGCTTCGCAGTCGTCGGCCATGTTTCGCGAAGGACTTCCGGCGTACACGTTTCCGCACCAGCTCGGAACAACTCCCGCACCGCTAAATCCAGTCGGAGGCCAACCCATCAGCGGGCCGCCAGCCGCAAGGTGCCAGCCGCGCATTTGATAAAACGTGTTGTACGTGTTGTATAACGTCCACGGTCCACCGGTTGGCGGCTGATTCAGGTTCGTGTCGAAAACCAGCACGGCATAAGGTTCGAGCGTGGCTGTTGACGATGCGTTTCCGGTGCATGAACTGCCCACCGTGAAAGTCCAACTCGTTCCGCCAGGACCGTGGAATAGCGGCGTCCCGGTGGAGGCATTGTAATTCAGAACGCTGGCGCAAGGACCCGTGTCGCCGTGAATCAGGAACGTATTTGCGCCGCCAATTGAGCACCCAGGAGAACACGTCACGGTAGCCGTCGTGCCACTCACCGAAATGCTTTGCAGTTGCGATCCGTTTCCGGGTTGCAGGCCGCCAAGTCCGACGCCCTCCAAGGGAGCGTAGCCCCATTTGTTGAGCACTTCGTCGGTGACAGAAATTGCCGTCGCGCACGTTTGGTATTGCTGCATGTAATACTGCCATGCAGGGGTACTGTAGCCGGGTCCAGGCCCAAGCGACATGACGCCGAGCTGCGACGATCCGCCAGCCCAGTTGTCGCCGATCAGGTGAACCTTTAGGCCGTACGTGGCTGCGGTATTGCAGATCGGAGTGACATCGGCATTGACGTTCGTGTGGAAGGTTGGCTCAACCGTTCCCACTGACGGCGGGGAAATTATGCTGTGCTCCATCGCGGTGAAGCCGGAGGCTATGAAATCTTTCCCGAACTGTGAAGGCTTGTAGATCGTCCAGGTTGAATCCGAATTAGCCATGTAATCGGAGTAGAACTGGCTGATGTGGGTTGTCGATGTGCTTGGGTTGAAGGCCGTCAGAATTGTGCCGGTTTTCGATACGTGCGGCAGCCCGTCCTGTGGCAGAACGAGGATGTACATGGGCCGCGTCAAACCGCTCACGGAGTCGGTTGTGGTGACTGCGGCGAATCCCACTGAAGCCGCCGTGAACGTACAACTAGACTGGGTGACCGACGAAGTGCTTGGCGCCCCGCAGGTAAGCGTGGCGCTGGTGGTCGAACTATCGGTGTTGGTCACGTTCCCGGTCAAGGTCACGGAAGTGGGATAGTGACACGTTGCGGTATTCGTGACGCACAAGAACGCCTCTCGCGGCGCGATACGCAGATCGGAGGCGACAACCGGATTGGCAAACGTGATCGTTTGTTCCCACGCTCCCATGTCGCTCCAGACAGCGTTCAAGCAACCGCTGCAATTTGGGCCGTCCACGCGCAGCAAGACTTGATGGGCGATGTTTTGAAAGTTCTGTGTCGGGAGAAAGACCGAGGTTGAAGCACTGGTGAACGCCAAGGAAGTAACGGCAGATTGACCATCGACAAATAGGGTCGCGGTTTTACTGGGAGTGCCGGTGTTAGGCGACACCGTCGCGGTGATTCCCCATTGACCGAGCCAATTTCCATTGCTCGGCATTACGGCGTACTCCGCCCCTGATATGCCGATGACAGAATCGGTAAGGACGGTATAGCCGACGCCTGCCGTTACTGGATCGAGCGCGTGGTTCCAGCTGGCTCCTAGAAAGATCGCTTCCCCGGTCTGTGCCACAGGGATTGGAGCGGCTTGTATCTTGCCACTCCCGCCTGTCGTCAGCGCGTCTCCGTCAATCGGCGATGCAGCAATATTTGTCGCTTTGAAGCTAAAAATCTGTGCGTTGCTAGTTTCGTTGGGCGAATAATGCACCGTGATCGCGTCTGATCCGCTGCCGCCGTTGCCAGTGCCTACGCACCATTGGGACGGATAATAGTTACCGCCCGAGCCAGCACGAAATGTCCCGCAACTCCACGTCGCCCCGCCCACGTTCGTGACCGTGATACTCGTGGCAGTGCCCATGACGGCGTAAACCACCAGCGTATCGGTCGAGGCCGACGAGAACGTATTCGTCGCCATTGACGCACCGGGGCTGGCCGCGCTTTTGACCGCGACGGCTTGAGACACCATCGACGTTCCTGAGGTTTTCAGGCTGAAGACATTCGCGCCCCAGTTGATATTGAACCCTACCGTCATGGTGGGCGCCGGACCATTCACCGCCGTAGTGGTGGTGGCAGGGCTGGTCTGCTGAGGCAGCGGCTCGGCAACGCTAAACGCTACCGCCGGACTGGTGGCAAGGACGTTGTTCGCTACACCGCGTGCAATGGCAACGATGCTGTGCGTGCCGTTCGATGCATAGTACGGGTTCCAGACACACGGCCATATCCCGCCCGCACGGCTGATGCATGCCAGCTCGCCGTCCACGTCGTATTCGACCGCCGCACTCGCAGGCAGACTGACAGCCGACGATAGAAACGTAAACGAAGTGCCGGTGAGCGACTGGCTCGCGGTGGGAGCCGTCATTGTGATGCTCTGCGCCGAAGCGGCCGCCCCTAAGAGGATGAGAATTGCTGAAAGTCTGGTTATCATTGAACTCTGACACCGCCTGATAAGGAGATACCGCTGAGCGCCGACGCGCCAGGCGCGGCTACGGCTGGCGTTAGATTGATCGTGCGGTAGTAACTACTGTACGGGTCTGTTGCCGGGTTGCCTGTTGAATTGATGTAGTCGCCGCTCTGCAAAACTGTCAGTGTCACCGCACCCGACGCCCACGTTGCGCTGGACAGGTCGAACTCGGGATAATTCGGCAGCATCGACCCCCCGGCCACGCCGCCTGTATTCAGCAAAACCGGTCGATCCGTCAATTTGGCGGCCCAAAACACAGTGAGATCATAAGGCTGATACATTCCAGTTTGAAGCCAGATGTAGCCCAGGCCCGCCACATACTTTGGCCCGCTTGCGCCGGGAACGTCCACGGCCACGCTCTGCGGATTGAACAGAAACAAGGTCGGCGCGGTCAGGGTGGAACTCCAATTGGAATTGTTGAGCGGATCGCCGCCCACTGCACCGACATACGCTTGCCACTGCCCAGACTGCGTGCAATCCACATTGCGAGCGCAGCGGGCCAGATAGTAGCTCGTTTCCAAGTAGTCGGCTGAAACGATGTACAGATACGTGGAATTTCCATCCACGTTCGTCGCTCCGGTTGAGGGCTGTTCAAACTGCACAAAAAAGTTTCTTATGAACTTGGTCCCACTAAAAGTCGGCGTGTCGCTCGCTACCGGCACGTCGCCGTTTACGTCCGGTGTGATGGAACAGGTTTCAATGCCGGTCGAGTGCGCCGGTTTGCACCAACTGACGCCATGATCGAGCGAGCGCATTAGGAACGCCGTTGTGCCTAGCCAAGGTGTGCCGCCCGATGGTGAATCTAGTTGCCGATTGACCCACCAATAATGTGATCCGGTATGATTGGCGTCCACCACGTAATTCTGACCGGCAGATTTCCAGCCCAAGTTGTCGGTCCAAGACGAAGGCACATTTGTGCTGCCTGCTGAGCCGTACTCGGTCATGCAGTTGACATCCGAACCATTCAAATACCCGGCGCTCAAATATTTAGCGAGGACGATGGACTGACTGCCGCACCCGCCCGGTTGAAACCCGGTTCCATCGTTTGCGGTCGTGTAGGTCACGCCGTTGTTGTCCGTGGTGAGATGCGGCGTATCGCCGTGTGAAAAGCGCCCGTTATTCGGTAGGCCGTTCGACCCGTTGTACTGATCGTTGTAGCGCGTGAACGCACTCACGGAGTTGAGCGTTGGGTAGTTCGCTGCGACTGATCCCGGCAGTTTGAATCCAATCACAAACCCATCCCAGGCAACCGCTCCCGTCGCGTGTATCTGCGGCCAGTACGTGCCGGTCGAACTCGCCAATTGATAGCTCACTCCTGCGCCGTTGTTAGTGTCCTGAACGATTTGTGTCCAGCCAGACGCCGCCGTCAGACCAGGAATTGCGCCTTCATTGCCCCACGCGATCAAAAGCTCGTTCGGGTACGTGGCGAGAATCGGGCCGACGTATACGTCACTCGCAGCGGCAGCCGTTCCGAAATTATGAAAGCCGGTGTCCTCGCACGTGGTCGTCGCATTGCCGCTCCACTCCTGTACGTAGATGCCGGAATAGGTACTGGAGGACCCAAACGTGGCCGTGAATGTCGTGTTGGCAGTTGATGGGTAGTTGCACAGATGCCACATGGTATAGCTGGCGCTGGGCGATGTATTGCTGATCGGAAATGCGCCGACCTTTAAGGCCGTCGTCGCCGCTGCGTAGCTGACGCTATTGGAGTCGGTCAGCGTTTGGCTGACGCCGTTCGCACCCACGACTTCAACGGTTATCATGTGCCCCGCTGTGACCGAGATGGTACAGGCGCGTGTAGTCACTCCCCCAGCTCCGGTGGATTGAGAGCAGCTATGAACTGGCCCGCTTGACCATTGGCCGAACAGCGCGGGCGTGAATAATATTGCGATGAGCCATTTCATTGGACGGCGATACCAAACACCGAGGGATTCGCGACTACGTTGGTGGCCGGGGTGTACGGCATACTCGTTATGTAGCTGGCGATGCTGTTATTCGACGCAAAGGTCCCACACCCCATCGAATCGACCGTGCCACTTGTTGGATCGTCCATCGTGCCGACAACCGCGCCGATGTTAGTCCCATTCACGTATTGAACTTCTGCCTGCTTCGCAAACGAGGCGCCACTGATGGAGTAAACCCCACCTGTACCGACAGCGCCCATCGCGCAAAATCCAGTGAGATGGTCATGATTCGTCGCTGTCGTGATGTTGGTGCTCAGCGTGGTTCCAGCGGTAGTATTGTTGCGACCGGTGGCGTCGTTGGACGTTTGCGTGTTGGCTATCGCATATACCGCCACACAAATCGACATGAAGGCCCCGGTCTCGGAAGCGGACCATTGGTGTCCGGTCCCCACCGTGTCGCCGTTGAGTGTAGACCAGTAAGTAAAGGTCACGCCCACGTTGGACCCGGCTGTATTCGCCGACTGACCGTGGTTGGTGTTTTTGTTGTCAACAATAGGGGGAGGGCTGGCCACGCCCGCGTAATAAGTAACTGCTACCACCCAGTACGTTGCGCCCGTCGTGTCCACTGCCGTAGATGTCACGGAATTAGCCGACCCCGCATCGCAGTGGTAGTACGGAAACGTCGTAGCGCACATCGGCAGCGCCAAGAGCGCAAGCAGAATCAGTCGCCGCATGGCCACTACCTCACTACCCGGTAATTCAACGTGATCGCGCCGGGGGTAATACTGCTCGCCGTGTTGTTAGCGACGATGAAGTTCACCGTATTGGCGGTCGGGAATTTAATGATCGTGAGCATCCCGTTTGCGCTGGGAGCATAGCCGGTGACGCCGGTCGGATCGGCGTTGAAGTCAGAAATAATGTCGTCCGTGGTCGCCATCCCAGTGCAGGTTGCGGTCACCGTGGACGCCTTGGCACCTGATGCGATAGCGCTGGTGCCGAGCGAAACCGTGCCGCTGCAAATCGTCTGCGTGATCGTCACCGCACCACCGTTATTAAAATTACAGTGCAGAAGGTGGTCGGACGCCAATTCATAACAGAACCACTGACCGCTCGCGCCTGTTGGTGACGAACTGCCTTCTGGCCCTGTGATGCCGTGCCAAGTGCAGGTCGTGCATACGGCGGCAGAACCTTGGTAGTTCGTGCCGTCGAAGGTGAAGTCTTGAATCGTGACGTTGTTCGCACCGACGTCAGGCTGCGAAGCACCTTTGAACGTCGCCGGAAAAGCCGTGTACGTGCCTGCGCTGGTAGCGCCTTGTACCGTGATAAGCCGGTATGGGCCAGAGCCGTGCGGATTCGTTGCCGCCAGGGTCGTCGCCGTGCTCGTGCCGGTGAAGGTCACCTGACACACGTTGCTAACGCTAAAGTCGCAGGTTGTCGTGCCGCCTGAATTGAACGTCGGTGTGGAAGGTGCGGCCCAATTGACAGTTTTTCCGCCAAGTAATGAGCCGTCCGATCCGTTTTGGGTCAGATTGGAATTGCCGAGCGTCGTGCTGGCCGTGAATATCGGGAACGTATTAGTGGTGCCTGAGCCGCCTATTGTGCCGCCGCCTCCGAACGTAGTCCACGTGTTCGTTGCGTTGCAGCCCTTGAAGGCTGCGCCTGTGCTGTTAAACTCGATTTGGCCTACTGCGCACGTACCTGGATCTGCTGTATGGTTCGGCAGCCGCACGTCCACGGCATTGTTACTGAAGTCCTGTAGCCCTGTCGAGTAGGTATTGGCCTGATTGTTATAGACAACCGTTGACGGCAATTGCGCTGCTGTGATTTGGTTCTCTGGGCTGATCGCAATCCACACGCCGGTCGAGGGACAAGACCCGGAGCAATAGAGCGCTATTAAGCTCGGCTGATGCGGCTGCATCAAAGCGCCGATGGCCGTAGATCCATCGCGTTTTACAATCGACAGCGGTGTTCCGAGAGAGCAATAGTCGAAGCTCGCAGTCGTAGTAGAAGCCGTATCAACAGACAGGTAAACGTGCATCCCGTTCGTGAGCACGGCATTCGCACAGCCTGCAGCCGGGGAGCCAGTATAAGCCGTGGTCCCGTTGGTCGAATTTACGAAATCCCACTTGCCGTCTTGAAAGTCCCCACCCGCTACTGTATAAGCGAAATTCGGTCCGAATGTGCAATCGGTTCTGGATGCGCCGGAATTGTCGACGCACGAAGTCGTTGCGCCAGTGCCAGGAATGACGTTGAGTGTTGAGCGCGGCGTCAGAGATGTTCCGTTGTTTTGAACCGTGGTATATCCACCCCCGCCGCCCCCACCGCAAGTCGATCCATTACACTGAACAGTCCCCGTACCTTTGCTGACCAGGTTGAGATTGATATTCGCGTCCGGCCCCGTCGCGGAGATCGTAACCGTCGCGGGGTTTGCCGTGGCCGCGTTGGTCACCGTCACGCTATCGACCGCCGACGCAGTGGCGCTCGACACTAAGAACGGATTTCCATTGCCATCCAAAATGGTGGTTACTTGCGGACTCGACAGCGTCGGCCCCGTTGCAAACACCAGCGAGCCACCCGACCCGGTTTTGGTGGTCATCGCTGAGTAGAGATTCGCGCTTGACGGCGTTGCCAAGAACGTGGCCACGCCCGTGCCTAACCCCGAAATGCCGCTGTTTATCGGTATTCCAGTTAAGTTGGTTCCAATTCCGCTTGACGGTGTTCCGAGCGCTCCGCCGTTGACAACGAACGCGCCTGCCGTACCGACGTTTACCCCCAGTGCCGTAGCGACCCCCGTCCCTAATCCCGAGATCCCGGTGCTGACAGGGATAAGCGGCAAATCTCCCGCTACCAGGGCGCAGGCCCCAAACGTGGTTGCAGTGCCGCACGTTCCGATGACCTGGTGCGAGGTTTGGGCAGAAGTCGGCGCCACGCCGATGTTGCCGGCCGTCGTGACTGGAGATCCGCTTACGGTAAGCCAAGGAATTGATGTAAGGGCCAGTCCTACGCTCGTTACGGAACCGCCCGAGGTCACGCCCACGTTGAACCAATTTCCGCCCCCCGATGGACACGCATAGAGCGCATTGGGTGTGCTGGTCGTGTTGATATAGAGCGATCGTTGTCCAGGGCAGGGATTCGTCGGTGCGCCTGAGCCGGTAGTGACTCTGGCTCCCAAAGGCGGAGCTGGTCCCTGGGCCCGGGCGGCAACGGCAAACAGAAATACAAACAGAATAGAGCGCATGAAATTGCGCATGTAGACACACTCCGGGACACCCGCTCAGGAAGAACTTCTTTTTCAGTTAGAAGAAGAAGGTTATGAGCAGGAGTCTGGCTTTGAAGATGTTGTTGAGACTAAGAGATGTTTTGTGGTGAAGCTGATTTTATGGCAACGCTCTTCTCGCCGCTCTCGACGGGTTGAGACAGTTGCCCGTTCGCGCTCTGAGGCGCTGGCTACTTCTTGGTTTCGGGGGCTGGTTGCGGAGTTTTGGGCGAGCAGGACGGTTCACCCGCATTATCGAACGCCAGCGTCTCCGTGTCCGCGCAGGCAGCACTGAGCTTTTGGACTGCGGCGTTGAGAGCGGCGCTGGCCTTGTCGAGGGCATCCTGGGCGGCAAAAAACTCCGATCGCGCGCGCCAGAAAGCGGAACGCAGCTCAAAAGACGGCTTCGGAGGGGCCTGTTTGTCAGGCTCCGCGGCCGATGCCGGAACCATAATCAAGAAAACGAAAACCGCGATCCAGAGTGTGCGCAAGGTATTCGAGCTCCTTTTATAAATCATTGTAGGTCAGTTGGGGTTTAGGGCGCGTCGCAAATTCCGCCCGTCCAGTGCGAACAGGTTCCTCCGGTATGCCCTGCCGTGCCGTTGATGTTGACGCCGGACGAGAGATACAGTGTTTGCCAGGTTGTCGCAGATCCGGGAGCCCCGAGGTTTAGGCCGGCGCCATTGGGATACAGATTTGCGTTCATGACAAAATATGCGGAAGACCCTACTCCAAAGACTGTATAAAAACGCATTAGAGTATTGGCCGATGAATCCTTCAAATCAAGAATGTGTATTCCATTCGGTTGTAGATTCCAAAAGTCTGTGATGCTATTTGGAGTTCCGAAAACGATCTCAAGGTTTGAAGTTTCTAGCTGACCGCCGAAAAAGCCGTTGGACCAGTAGTGGTTAGCCGCTCCGATATCCGCCGCACCCGATGCTGCCGGCCACAGTGAGGTGTTGATGGCCGTTGGTGCTGTCAGGTTGGACAAGGACGTATTTGCTCCGCCCCCGCCGCCTCCGCCGCCGCTCCCGCACCCTGAACACGTTCCGGTAATCGTGACATTGACGAAGTTCGCGTTTCCGCCGGTGAACTGCTGGCCCCAGATGTTAGAGAACGGCAGGATATTGCTTCCCAGACTGGCCCCGCCCGACAAGGGAACCACCTGGGTCCCGACATAGAAATTAGCCCCGTAGATGCCCGCCGCCTTGGCGGCAATGTTGCCGAGGTTGTAGATTCCATCCACGGCCCACTGGATTGAGCCCGCCATGGTCCCGCCGGCCAGCGGAAGAAACGCGCCGCCTCCGCCGCCGCTCCCGCAGCCTGTGCACGTCCCGGTAATCGTCAGATTATTGAACGTCCCGTTCCGGTTGGTGTCGATTACGGTGTTGGCGCCAAACAGCACACCGCCGCCGTTCATGACCAGGTTTCCGGTTAAGGTGCCGCCGGTCAGCGGCAGGAATCCAGAAACACTTCCACATCCTGTACACGTTCCGTTGATCGTCAGGTTTTGCACCGTGGCGTTGCGGCCCGAATCCACAACGGTGGATCCGCTCATGACCAAGGCCTGATTCAAGAACAACGAGCCGAAGGGATTGGAGGTGTTGCCGAGATTTGTTGCTCCCGACGATAATACGTTTCCGGCCAGCGTACCGCCGTTCAACGATAAATAGTTCGCAAGCACCGGGGACACGACGTTATCCACGGTCCACAGCGTCGATCCGCCCGAGGTTTGCAGGACCAGTTTGTACGCCATCGCCCCCAGCCAGACACTCATCCTTCCGGCCGAGTCCGCCACAACCGGATTTGAATTCGGGAAAGAACCGGTCGAATCCGTATAGGTCGCCTGGGGCGTTGTCGTTCCGGCCAGATAGCTATAGAGCAGACACCCTGAGCAGGCCACACCGTTGTTGTCAAAGAACTGCAGCTTGGGATAGGGAGACAAGCCGGCGTTTTGCGAATAGAGCGAGGCCAGGAATAAGGGGAGGATCAGTAAGAGTTTTCGAAGCATGGTTTTCTTGTGCGGGATGTCGGTCAACTGAACTGTAATCGTGCGTTTTTGCTGCACCCAGCGAGGCTGCGGAGACGGGCAGAAAAAAGGCCCCCGAGAGCCGGGAGCCTGGCTGGATGATCGCTGTGCTATCGGTGTTCTACTGGTGAGAAATCAGACGGGACCGGGTGCAGCAAAACTGTGTTGGAAGACTCATCGAAGGAACCAGGCACTCATTCCCATCCTGCTTTGGTCGCCCGCACTCCAGGGATTCCGTTCAAGTTATAAACGGCCAAAAGAGCCTTGGCTTTGTCAGAGAAATCGACCTGCCATTGCGGACAGTTGAGTCTCAAGGCCCACTGGCCCAAGACCGTATGCACTCGTTTCAACCGGTCGGGGGAATCGACGTTTATGATGACGGTGTACATCCAAAGTCACGATACGGAGCGGCGCGGGTTAGCCCGCAAGGAGATTAGGTGCCGCTCCGCATATGTCCGGGGACGGCTCCGGCAATGAGGAACGGAGGCAAGTCCTCCCGGAAACTAATTGGAATTTGCGGAATTTGAAAGTGGAGTAGGATTGAAATCCGTCGAGCTGTGTTCCATCACGTAGATGCCGGGCTTATCGTTGTCCGACACCTTGGCCAGTCCGGTCTTTTCAAGGAAGAATAGCTGCCCGGTTGCGGACCAGTACGGTTTCTGGGCGAGCTTGATAAAGTCTTTCCGATCTGGATCGAGCGGGAACCCCTCGGCCGCGAAATGATCGATGGCTTGGAGGTTTCCGCCCGACGTGACCAGCAAGATGCGTTCGCCCTGCCTCAGATGCTCCTGCGCGGCGCGCATGACGATCATGAGCGGCTTCAGAAACTCTTTATACGTCTCGCCGGGCTTGCCTGAAATCGGGCTTACGCCCGGCGGCCGCGAATCCGGTTTGAGAATGAGCGCGCGCATGGCGGCGTAGACGGTGTGCGCCGGCCTTCCTTCGAGCGCGCCGCGGAACCAGGCGTCCAGGCCTTTGAGCGTGATGGGGTCGCCAAAATGTTCGGCCGTCTCGAGCGATCGATCTTCGGGCCCCGAGAAGACGTTGCTAAACGGGTGCGAATACTTGGCCGCCATCTGTTTCACCTGCGCTCGTCCCTGCTCGTTGAGCGGGATATTCGCGCTCCCGGTGACACGGCGTATCGCGCGGCCGTTAGTTGGCTCAGGTTTACCTTTGCGGATCACCTTCACGACGTCGCGGATGTGAATTTCAGGCATGCGTTTTTACGCTAGGTGCGTTTGGCCGACCTGGACGGAACGCGCTTTGTTCTTCCATCGAAGCAGCGCGCCGGCGCGGGCTATTTCGCGTCTGGTCTCCGGCGGCATCATTGCAAATCCCTTAGGTACTCGCTTTTGACCGCCGCGGCGCCCAAGAGCAACTGCGGCCGGATTCTTTCTCTTCGCCATCAGCCAAAGTATAAGCGCTTGTGGGAGGCGTGGCAAACGCTGACGTACTGTTACTTGGGTAAAAGCGAAGAAGTACCGGTACTAGGCCTTTGCCCTGAGAGTGACCTTGTCTTTGCCCTGCTGATAAAACCGCCAGTACAGGCCGAGAATCTCACCGGCTCCAGGGATTTCTTTATTGCAGCCAGGGCAGTTCCGCTCAGCTTGCGTAACGATTTGTCCGTGGCCGCTGAACGTTACCACGGTTTTGCAGTTGGGACACTCGAAACTGATCGAGTCCAGCTCTGCCAGCCGGAACACCTGCCAGGTCTCGCTCATGGAACTCGGTCCTCTCCCGGCGCGTGCTCTATCTCACCGCTTTGAAACTCGATCTGCTTTTCGATTTTGAGCAGATTCCGGTAAGAGTTTTGCAGGTCCACCAACCCGGGAGCCAACGCCGTGTCATAGCTCTTGCGGCAGCCCGGACACTCATTTGGAAGCAGCACTCCGAACCTGGTTGCGTGTTCAGAAGGTTCCTGAAGATCCAATACAACGCGCGTGCGACAGTGCTGGCATCTGACCGATACAAAACGAAGATCAGCCAGCGAGATAACCAAGGCTCTGCGCATGGTGGCGATCAAGGTGTTCTAAGCACGAACAGGTCAACGTTAGACCGTCATTTTCCCTTCGTTCGCAATGCGCGGCGCCTGCGGCGCTCCATAGCCTCTTCAGCCTTGTCGGGATTATCGAGAAGCCACTGGTCCCAGCGCGACCGGGCACCTGCTTTTCCAGCCTGACTGGCAATTTCCTGTCTGCGCTTGCGCGACAACTTGGCTGCCCTAGCTGGGCCACCTTTCTGGCCTCCTAGCCGACCTAGCGCGACAGCCGCCGCATTCTTTCTCGGGGCGCTCATCGGAATCAGTATAACTTATGCGCTCAAGTGACAAACAATAGCCTTGACATAGCTTGAGCGGTCAGGCCATAATGACAGTGCTGAGATAAAAACGGTACGCGGACCTTAACCGCAAAGTGAGGACACAATGGCATCTCTTTACGTCGTCAACAGAACAGGCCGAGCGGACCGATCCGCCGCGCCAGAGATTCGATACAGCGTGCGCATCCACGATCTGGGCGCGAAGGCTTCAGCTCGCGTGCTGCGCGACATTTTGCTGCTGGCCGTCAAGGAATGCAGCGTTCTGGCGCAGCGCGCCCATGCCAAACAGGTCCGCGACTCCCAGGGATTCGGCGAGTGGCGCGATCTGCTGCTTTCTTTAACGGAACCCCTGAAGCGCGCCAAAATGCTGAAGCGCGGAGTGCTTGAGATCGTGAACCTTACCGGGCCGCAACTGCTCGAATTAGTTGAAATGCACGATTCCTTCGCCCGGCCTGAGATTCGGAAAGAGTACCGCACGGGGATTTTGAGCATTCGGCGCGAAATGAGCGCGATGGCGGCGTAAAACATGTCGGAGGAAGACCACCGCCAGATGTACCTGTTGTTGAATGCGCGGGTCACAGAGCTTAGTTTCAGGCTTTATGCGGTTCAGAGTCTGCTGCAGGAGCAGGGAATTGTTGCGGATGCGGACGTCGAGCGGCGCATTTCCGAACTGAAGCAGTTGTGGGAAGACCGGCTTGAGCAGCATCTGGCCGATCAAATCGAGAAAGAGAAGCTCGAAGCGCTGCGTCGGCTGCTTGAGTCGCACGATGGACCGCCTCAATGACCCAATCCATAATTCGTTGCTCCCTTATGTCGAGACTACCTAACTGCGAGCTCTCGAAGCGAAGCAAGCCGCAGATCCTGGACCCGGCCTTGGCGCGATATACACCCGGCTAATAGAGATGCTAGGGCATCCCGATCCTTCTGACAAAGAGCAGCAAGACGAGCTGCGCCGGCTGTTTGAAGGTTTTGAAGGACCGTCCCAGTAAGGGAATCTTCCACTCTGGATACTCCTTATTGATCAGTATATGATCGACCCGTCTGGCCTGAGTCCCTTTACCTTCACAAATCGGCCACTCTTGATCTGCACTACGTCGCCCACGTTGATCAGCGGCCAGCTTTTTACGGGCGTGGCCGGGGCTTCGGTTGTTTCCAGTGCGGCGGCGTTTTTCAGATCTTCGGGTTTCTCCAGGGCATCCTTAAGTGCCTGCGCAGCGGCCAGCGCCTTCGGATTGTTCTTGAGTGCGGAGGGGACGTCGGTGTTCGCTCCCGCTGCCTCTTTCTGCGCCGAACGTGAGGAACCCGCCGCAGCAGATTCCGGAAGGGAAGAAGGGGGTGCTGGCGATACGCTGGGCTCAACCACACCGGCCTGACGGGGGGTATCCCCAGGGGAAGCAACCGCAGGTGGCGTCCACTGCTGCGTTTTGCTCTTCTGAGCTTCCTCAGCCATTTCTAACTTACCCCGCAATGGTTCACTGATGGATCGTTTGTCGAGAAGATTCTGGTACAGCTCGAGCATGTTCTCCTGGCTCAACTGAGTCATGGATTTTACGCGGTACTGCATTTTCGCGACGTCGGAAAGCGCCTCGTGATCTAATCCGAGTTCCGATCCAATGCCGTGAAGCGCCCGGTTGATATAGGACCGTCCGACGATCTGGTATCCATCGCCTTCGAGGTTTTGGCGGGCTTCGTCCTCCCCTAATCCATTTTCGCGAGCGTACTGCGTGAGGCCTTCTTCGCTCATGATCTTGGCCGGCGCGAAAGCCTTGCTCGCGTCTCCGGGAAGATTCACGACGCGGGAGGTTGGCGCAGATGGAGGGAGTTGAACCTGTGTGCTTGAAAAGCTGTGGGGTTCCTCGGCCGGAGTTTCTTTGGCCGGCGCAGGATTAGCGTCTGCGGCCTTGGAGACTTCCGCTGTAGGAGAATTTGCCTGGGCACCGCTCTTTGCGGCTGCGGCAGCTTTTTCGGCGGGCGTTTGCCATTCTACGCGGGTGCTTTCTGGGGTGGTAGGCAGCGCAGCAGCGGGAGAAAGCGGCCGGTCGTGGAGTCCGCGATATACGCTATCGACCCTAGCCTTGTCCTCTTCGCTTAACTCTGCGTACTTTGTACGGGGTTTGGCGGTGACGTCTGCCGATTGCGCCAGTTCATCCTTACTGATGATTTCTCCGTCGCGAGGGGCGGCATCGGGTGAAGCAGGAGGAGTTGCCGGGGCGGCTTCATCGATCGGGCGGTTGCTTGCCGTGACATCCTGGCCGGTGATCCCTTGTGGAGTGATAGGGCCAGCGATGATGGGCGGCTTTCCTGAAGGAGCGGGTAATTGTCGCGACTCAGGCAGGGGAACCGGAGGCTGTTCGGCTGTTGCGGCCGGGGCAGATTCAGCCTTCGGGATGTTGGCTCTTATCGCGTCGGCGGCTTTTGCGGCCGCAGCATCTCTGGCAGCGGTGGCCTCGGCTAATTCTGCGTGGCGTGCGGCGAGTGCATCCAAGGCGCCCCGAACAGCGCCAGTCACCATTTTTCCGCCCAGGGCTAGACCAATACCGCCGTGATAGCCGACTCCCACAGCTTGGCCCGCAAAGCCCGGCAGCATAATGTCCGTCTTGTAGTTAAGCTTTTTGAGTGAATCGACGGCCCCCTTGCCGGCGCCTTTTGTTGCGGCGACTGCACTGTCAGCCGTCTCTGGCGCGGCCTTAGCTAGACCCTTCAGGCCGCCGGCCATGATATTTCCGTAGGTGTTTGCGGCACCGACCGGATCTTTCTCGAAAAACTCCCGTGGATGGGTGATGTTGTGCGCGAGTTCTTCTACAGAGTCGAAGCCGGAAGCGAGCATTGGAAAGCGGCTCGCGAAGTCTGGATGAGCGTTGGAAAACCGGCCTGTTAACGGTGTCTTCGTTTCCAGCGCCTTTTGAAAAGCCGCTTCATAGTCCGCATCGGACTGAAAGTCTTTCCTGGCCGGAAATCCCGGTACGGGCGGCAGAGAGTCGCTGTTCGGCCCCGGAGCAGTGGATGTGACGAGGTTTTTCAGGCTGCCGGGGAGATTTTGAATGACCCTAGACCAGTCGAGCGAAGGGGTTTTGGTGGTGATATGGTCGTCGGTGGACTGCCACTGCGACGGTCCTGCGACAGACGGACCGGCATGGTCGTCGGTAGACTGCCACTGTACTGTTTGTGGGTCGGGCACTTATTGAACGTCTTCTGCTGTGAATAATTTCGGGTTGCTGGGATTGACCGCTGTGATCTTGAGTTTTTTCCCGGTCTTCGGCGAGAAATAGATTTTCCCGACATCCGACTGTGAAAGTGAGGGGGGAATCGCGGGAACGTCCGAACCTTTGGTCGAAGTGTTTGAACCCCTCGGTTGGATGGAGGCACCCTTGAAGGTCGAACCGTAGGACTGGTTCAGCACATTGATCTTGTTGCTGTAGCGCTCGGCGGCCACCTTTGCAAGCGTCCCGTGAAGATCCTGCATCGCGTCCAAAATCTGCGGCGGAATCGATTGGCCGCTGGTCTGTTTTCCGAGCCAACCCTGTAAACGATCGAGCGCGGAGCCAGCCCCGCCGTAGGTCTGAATCTCGGGCATATTGACGCGCTTCACCTGATTTCCGGCGTTGATCGTGAGGACTCCGGTAGTGGGCGCGTATGCGTATGCGACCTTGTTCCCGGACTTTGCAAGGTCGATGATGCTCTGCATCTCGTCTGCGGCGTTTACCGCATCGGCGTATTCATCGCTGATTTTGGTGTAGTTGGCTGTGGCCGGGGCAATAAGATGAGGCGGTACGTTCGAGAGTGCCGCGTTCGACGATGCATTCAGCTGTCTTTGGGCTTGGACCGTGCCCTGAACCCTCGCATTGATTACACCGGGGTCGACTTCACGCTCGATCTCCTGTACTGACTGAGCGCCCTTTTCAATGGCGTCGTTGACACCCTTGAGTCCGAGGCCGTTTTGTAGGGCATTCGCGGCGGCTGCTTTGGCGCGCTGATTTTGGAGCGGATAGCGGCGGGGATCGATCACACCGTCAACCTGGGCGCGCAGTTTCGCAGGGTTCATGTTGGCCGCTGCTGCGGCATTCATGAGGTCGATGTCGTATTTCGGACGCTCGGCTACCGGGACTTGCGCGCGCGTCAGTTTTGCTACGGCGTCCGGCGAGTAAATGGCTGGAACCTTGGCCTGCGCAGCGGGCGAAAGCGTTTTCCACTGCGCGGTCCATGCTTCTTGGTTATCGGGAGCGTTCTTTGCAAAAGAGGAGACTTCCTGGTCGACGGCGTCGGTCTGTTCCTTTTTGGCTTTCGCCATTTTGTCGGCGCTGTCGAAAATAGTGCTGAGGTATCCGACCTTAGCGGCATGGGCCATCACTTCGTCGTCGCCGGGATAGGTTGGAGGGTAATCCTTCGTGTCGATGCCCCGCTGTCTCAAGTTGTCAAGCGCGCTCTGGTAGAAATCCATTTTCTTTTCCGGCGGCGCCTGTAGGATTCCGGCTAGGGCTTGGCCTTCTAAGAGGTTGCGTGTCTTGAGATTCTCGTACTTGGATTTAGCGGTGGTCTCTTGTGAAAGCGCGAGCTCTTGCGCGGCCTGTTGCATTTTCAAGTGATCCGCGTCGAGCGCGAGAAGTGTTGTTGGGCTCACCTTCCCGTCAAGTCCAGACCGGAATGAATTCCAATCGACTGGCTTACTTGGATCGGCCGCGGCGGTCTTGGCAAATTCGTTCTTAATCGTGTTCTGATCTTGCAGGAGAGTCTGTCTCTGCTGGTTTTCTAGTTCGGCGGCCTGCACCTGTTGCGCGCGAAGTTGATTTTCCTGGATCGCTCCTTTTAAGGAATAGAGCCTGGCTGCCTGGTCTAAGGGATTGGCGAACTGGGGAGGTTTAACGTCTAGAGCTACTGGCAGCATAAATAGTCCATTCGTATGGCTTTGTTTTCGACGCTTTTCTCAGCGGTCGAACACGGTCAGAAACTTTCCCGCGTGCGCGCTCTGAGGCAATGTCGGGGTTGTTCTGCTCAGCGATTCAGGGAAGAAGTGGGCCTACGGGAGAAGGAACCGACGGCGATACGCCCTGTTAGCAGCGCGGTGCGAACCGTGGGTATCCCCAAACGGGTTCCGTCTCCCGTACTCTCAGCATCAAAGTCTCACAACCCAGCCGGTGCTAAGTCTGCTCCGGTTAACCAGTCTGCTCCGGTCATGTCCATGTATCCGCCCGGTCCCGGAGGTGCCACGGAATACGGCAGTGAATAATTGTTGGTGTTGAGCGACTTCATGAGGCTGTAGTTTGCTAGCGCATTTCCCGCACCGGCAATGCCGCCCCACAGCGAGTTTGAGCCACCTACCATCCCAGCGGCCTGGGCGTTGGCGCCGCCCGTAAGCGCGGTCCCGGCAATCTGCGCGCCCGTCAATCCAAACTGGCCCGACGCCTCGGCGCCTTGCAGCCCGAGCTGCGCACCGGTGATGCCCATGTTCGCAAGCGTGTTGGCGGTTCCAGTAAGATTTTGGCCGGTGTAGTAGCCGGCGTTGGTGAGGTTTGTCCCGCCGTACAGCGCGGCATTTAAGGTGTTGGACGATGCCAGGTTTCCGTAATTCTGGAAGGCCGTGTTCGACTGCGCCGCGGCCGGGAGGCCGAAACTGGCGAGCGACATCAGCGACTGCAGGTTGTTGGTGCGATTGGTCTGGAAGGTCGTCAGCGCCCGGTTGTACGCGTTCTGATATTCCGTTCCGGCCAAGCCCTGTCCGTAATTCTCGATCGCGGCTAATGTATTGCCGCTCTGCAAAGACCCGTTCGCCGCGGCAGTGCTTTGCAAGGCACCCAGGCCCTGCTTCAGCCGGAACTGATAGCCGGGATCGTTTTGAAGGTCGGTCGGATTGAAACTGAACTGCGATGTCAGCGCGCCGCCCGGCTGCAAGGCCGCAGCTAAGGAATTGACGCCCTGCGTCCCTGCAGCAAGGAACGGCTGCAGGTTATTCTGCTCGTTTGTGTTGGTGGCCGCAAGCAGCGAGTTGGCGTTCTGAACGCCGGTATTGACGGTCTGGTTAGCGTTTGTGACCGCGTTGTTTACGGCCGCGATCGACTGGGGACTCGCCGCAGCGACCAGGCTCTGGCCATTGTTTACGGCATTGGTGACGCCGCCCTCGGCCGCCTGGACGCCCTGCTGGGCGCCGGTGGCCGCGTTTTCGGCCATGGTGGCGACCTTTTGGGCCGTCTGGGCCTGAAGTTTCGAGGCTTTGTCGGCGGCGTTCTTGCCGAAGATCCCGCCAAGCAGGCTTCCGCCCGCTGCGATTCCCTCTGATATTCCAAATGGCACGGGAGATTTACTTTCTGCCGCTATACTTCAAAGTGTGATCGTGGTCACGGGTCGCCGACCGCTCTTCATCGGACAACGCGTCACCATTGACTACGATCACCTTGGCAACCGGCTTGAGACGCCGCAACCAGCGGTAATTGTCAAGCAAGCTACGCTCGCCGAGTATGCTTCGCAGCCTGGAAAGCCGATGGAACCCGAGCTACTTTCATCCCACGGATTCGATTACTTTTACTGGGCGAGCACCGATTAGACCTGAGCTTCAAACACTTTCCAGCCGTGCTCTCTGTAACCCAACTTGCGCGCCACGGCAATCGAACCGGGATTGGACGCGAATACCAGAAACCGGCCTTCGGCAAGCGAAAGCATTTCCCGCTCTACTCCGCGGCCGAGCAATACGGCGATTCCCTGTTTGCGAAATTCGGGGGCAACATACAGGGGCCCGGCGTGCGCGATCGCGTTCATGCCCCACATCCCGATAATTTCTCCGGCGTGCTCTGCCACCACGGCGCGATTGTGTTCTGGCGAAGGAAGCTCCCACCCGTTGGCCGCGTAAATATCTTTGAGCCGCGCCCACTCGGAGTCAGGCAACAAACGAATGGTTATGTCGTGCGCCATATCTCCCGGGTGAGTTCGTAGACGATCATGTCGCGCCGCGTTCCGTTTGAGATCACGTAGTCGGGCAAAATATTCTTCACCCGAAATCCCAGGCGCTCATTAAAAGCGCGGGCCGGATAGTTGTTGGACGTAACCATTCCCAGCACGTAGCCTAGCTCCGGGTTTTCGGTGAAGACCTTATGCAAGGCCACGCGCGCGGCTTCGTCCATGAGCCCTGTTCCCCAGATCGCCCGCGAACTTGCAACGTACGTTCTGGCTCCCATGCGTCCAATGGGCTCGAAGATCAGGGCGCCTGAAATCTTGCCGCAGTCCTGATCGATGACCGCCCAACTGCGCGCGGTCTCCAGCGACTCGCCGATTTTCACGTGAAACTCACGCTCATCCCGCGGAAACTGATCGGTTGCGGCAATGACGCTCGCGTTCAGCCAGTGGTGCAGGTCTTTCCAGGCCGTCATGGGAAACGGTTCGACCAGCCGGATATTGGCGCTCATTTACTTGGTATAGAAGGCCTGTAGAACTGCTTTCATCGCTGGGGCGTTTGCGAACGTGATTTGAGCAGACGTCAAGGTGTAATCCGAGCCTTGCTTCTGTAAACTGCCGTTCACAAACAATTGCAGCGACGTCGCGGGATTCGGCGGATTCAAAAGCGTGAAGGCGGCATTGGTTCCGTCCAGCATCCCTTGGGGGATTTCGGCGTAGACGTTCCGGTTGAGCAAATATCGGATGGCTAAAAAGGCGTCGTTTAACCAGCGCTGCCAGAACGGCGTGGCATAGCTCATGAGCTGTCCCTGCGTCGTGATGCCCTGGTCAATGCGTGCTGCAGCAAGGGGAGTTTGAACCGAGGGCTGATCTAAACGAGGAAACCCGGAGGAAGCCATAATGCTTTGTTGTTAACGCTTTTCTCGAAGGTCGATTACGGATTCAGGTTTACGGCGTGCGCGCTCTGAATCAGGGAAAAAGTGGGTTCATGGGAGAAGAAACCGCCGGGTTTCGTCTCCCATGCTCTCAGCGGCAAATCCTCACAACGGTCCTGGGGCTAAGGTTGTATATGCATCTACAATCGTGACGCCGACTGGATCGGAAATGACAGCTTCATACGCCCGGTCCCGCGATCTTCCCAATCTCCTTGAAACGTAGCGGTATTTGTACTCCCCAACGCCCGCCTGTGCGAGCGATTGCCCCGCTCCAGTCTTTAGCGGCACCCCGCCTAATTGCCGCTGATTCGACCAGGTAAATCCCCCGTCGTCAGAGAACCGCATTCCAATGGTCGGAACGGAACCTTGTCCGGAGGCAGGACCTTGCGAGACCTGCATGTCGATCACTAAGCGTCCGTGCCGCGCCCAGTTCATCTCGTTTGAAATGTGCGGGGAAGTTCTCAGCCGTCTTATGGGACTGCCGTTGTCCGAGTAAATGTCTTCCGACTGGATGTAGATGTTTCCGTTGCGGTAGTCGCCCACGAAATGTATACCCATGGTGTAGGCGTGGAAGCGCGCGATATCGGCGTGGTACTGGGCGTATTTGGTGTCCCAGAATCCCCGCTCATGCCAGGCTCCGGAGGCCGTATCGAAAACCCAGGTCGCATCTGCGGTGGGGAAGCTTAAGCAGTAGAAGTTGTGGCCGCTTTCCTGATAGGGATAGCCGACGGCATCGAAGGAGTTCGAATACTGCCGAATTCTGGCCTCCATGGCGTGGTTTGAGACGCGCTGCGGAAGGAATCCGAGCGCCCTCCAGACCATCAGGGCGCCGCGGTCGTCGCCCCCCAGCCACATGAGCGAGTTGTCAATTTTTGCGACCGAGGCCGGCGCCCACAATCCCTGCTCGATAAAGGCGCCCTGAATTTCCTGAAAGGGAACGCCAGGCGGAGGGAGTCCGGCATCGGCCCAAACTTCGATGGTCTTGTCGCCCATGAGCCACAGCAGCTCATGATCGGCGAAGACCGCGACCAGGCGGTCGGGCGAGCCGGATTTGGTCGAGAAGTTGAGCGGATCCCAGGTCGAGCCGTCAAGCGGGTCAGAGACATTGAACTGATTTGAATTGGGCTGCGCCGCTACAAAAACGCCCTTGAGAAAACATCCCGAGACGGCGTTGACCACCGGCTTGACGGTTTGGCCGTCAGCCAAATAGCCCTGGGCGCCAGAGACAATGAAAAGCTCGTTTCCATTGGAGGAAATGGATACCGGGGTCGAAGCAAGGCCTACGTCGCCTAGCAGGTTCGGTGCTTTGTTGAGAAAGACCTCGTAGAGTTTTGAGCCGCCCACGGCGAAGAGGCGGTTCTCGCCGCCCCACAGGCCCCGGACTGGCGAGGACGGAAGCGTAGTGAGAAGTTTTCTCCCCGGTGTCCCTTTGAGTATCCAGTCGTTTTTTCCGTGCCCCGATTCTACTCGCTCGATATAAAGGTTCACCGAACGCTCGGCGTCCGGCGCCGGACTCAGGCCTAAATAGCCCGGTCCGACAAATCCAAATCGAGGCATGCCCTTGTGCCGTTTCTTAGTGGGTCCAAGCGCCGTTCTCGCGGAAGCAGGTACGGCCCGTCGAGCTTCCGGCTGTGCATGTGGAATTACCGTCGCTGACAAATAGTTGTGAGCCATTCGCTAGCGATGGTAAAGCACTAAATGTTGGCTGGAATCCCATATCCGACATGATCACATTCGTGGGCGTTCCGCTGATCGTGAAGTTCGTATTGTCGTAACGATTCGTTCCAATCGTGACGTGCTCAGCAGCATCTTGGAATAGGTACGGGGTGTTAACTTGATTGAAGGAATTCCCACCAAAGTACCATGCAATATTTGTGCCGCCCGCTGCTTCGGCCATCGCGATCGCTTTCCAGGCGTTGGATTGTCCCGGTCCCTGGAATACATTACCTGTAATCGTTCCTTGATACATTGAGGGGCCGGACGATGCGCTGCCGACTATCTGGATTCCCTGTGCTCCGCAGCCACTACAGAGCGGTTGGGCGATTGTGTTGCCGGTGATCGCTATGAGATTGAAGGCACCGTTTAAAAAGATGTTCGATACCTGCGCCGTTTCAAGAACGTTATCGTCGATGATTAGCTGTGTCGAGACGACTGAATTCAAGTAGACGTTATAGTTCAGATTTGTGGTCCCCGACCCAAAGCAGTTGTTGTGGTGGAACGTGATTCCGCCTGAGCTTGTGATGTACAGACACGCAAGCGCTGGACTGGAGAGGTTGTAATTGAACATCACGTTATTCGCCACCCACGGCCCATCACTATCGGGGAAGTTTGCATCGGCGGCAGTGAAACAAGTGTGCGAAAAGTTGTAGCAGACGTTATTGGTGAACCACGTTTGACTCGCGTTGACGCTAAGAACAGCATCGTATAACGGCTCGAAATAGTTGTCGTTGATTACGGTGAATGCGTTGTCGCATGATGCGCCGCAGTTTCCAAGACGAATGCCATAGCCGCCCGAAGTTTGTTGTGTTGTGGCCGTGAAGCCGCAGTGCTCGATTCGGTTTTTTGTCCCGGTCGCGTCGATAATGCCAATTGCCGCGCCGGTTGCTTGAAGGAACGTAGTAAACTTACCAGCACAGGTTAAGGTTTGACCCGAAGGTGGACGTGCCGGGGCGTAGATTTGCCACGTGCCGGGAGGAACATAGACCGGAGTTAATCCCGCAACATTGAATGCTTCCTGTAGCCCTGCATTGGCGGGTCCTATCGTCCACGCCCCGGAGTGATTGTTCACAGGAACAAATGTCAGGGTTCCAGACGCTGCGCCGGATGTGCATGTTCCGCCAGTGCCAAACACCGCCTCGGGGCCGCCAATTCCGCCAGAAACGTAGTAATAGTGCCCCAAATCTGACCCATTTACGCCGAGAGGGCATGGCGTGAGGGTGACCGTATTGGTGACGCCGGACGTCAGCGTTCCACCGGGTGTTTGCGGCGAGAAATTATAGGTAGACGTCACGATCAGGGTGCTTGGTCCGCCCGAACCCGTCCCGCATGGGGCGCCCGCGTCCACGGCGTTTCCGTTGGCGTCATATTTGACGCAATCGCCACTAACCGCCGCTCCTGAGGCCAACTGGACTTTAGTTCCGTTGCCTTGGGCCAAAGTTACGCCGGTGCCGCCCTGCGCCACAGAAAGCGGTGTGGCGAGACCGGTAAGAGAGGTAATGTCAGAGTTTGGACCCGAAGCCGCAGCGCTGAGGTTCGCCCGCGCGGTAGCTGCGGTGGAGGCGCCGGTGCCGCCGTACAGCACTCCGACAGCGGTTCCCTGCCACGTCCCGGTACCGATCGTCCCAAGGGTCGTGATATCGGTCCCTATCAATTTCGAGGCCGCGATCGAGCCCGCCAGCATGGCGTTGGTGACGGTCGAGTTGGCGATGCGCGCGCCAGGGATACTGCCGCTTGTGAGGGAACTGGCGTCGATGCCTCCGGTTCCGACCGGGAACAGTACGCCCAGGGTCGACATCTGCAGGCCGTTGCCGTTGTTGTCGATTTGAACGGGGTGGAGAGCCGAACCCGAGGTGGTGGTTAAATGCAGGAGGTTTCCGGTGCCGGTATTGCCGGCCGTATCGGTCACTTTCCAAACATCCATGTTCGACCCGGTAGCGTTTCCCGCCGTGAATAAGCTGGTGTTATTGCCGAGCGCAAGCGAAAGATTTCCTGTCGGCGCCGCAAGGGAGTTCCAGGCTTTGACCAGGCTGAGGTTTGCACCGAGTGCGGTTTCGATAGCCTCGATTTCTTTGTTCTTCGCGTTGGAATGCCACGCGTCTACGAACCCGTTCACAGTCACCCCGGCGACGTGCGACGCGGCCGTGGTCCCGTCGAACCCTCTTCCGTCAGTATTCGGGCAGGACGAGTGCCCCACGGTGAGAAGATTTCCCGCGACCGCGCAAACGGCGATGATTTCGGTATCGACCGTGACCAGCATGTTGGGAACGAAGCCGGTCGAGTTCTGGACCACGATGACGTTGTCGGTCGAGAGCATGCTCGCGTTGAGCGTAGTCGTCGTATTGTTGACAGCGATTTTCAGTTGCTGATCGGTGACCACGGCGCCCGGATAGACGGCCGTCTGCGCGGCGAGCGTGGCGCTCAGGGCAAGCGCTAAAAGTAGCGTTCTCATGTTGGTTTCGGGGTTTGTTTGCGGAGTTACTGCGCTGTCGGCGCGGTGATCGGAGCAGTGGGCGGAGCGGCCGGCGGCGTGCCTTCGCTGGTCCCCAGCCGGATGGCCCGGTTGAATGTCATGACTGCGGTCTTGCGATCGAGCGCCTGTTGCACGATGCCCTGGTCGAGCGGTACGCCAGGATTGAGTTCCGGCCAAATCCGGACTGCGAGCATGTACTCGAGCAGCTCGGCGTAGGCCGGAGGTAGGACAAGGACGGTCTGAAGCGTCGGGACCGCCGATACGGCCTGCCAGGTGATCAGCTCGAGCTGGCCGCCTTGCGAGGGGTACGGCCAGAGCGACAGGTTCATGTTGGGCACGGCGTAGTCCGGATAAAGTTTCCGGGGCACCTGGGCGACGTTATTCTTTTCAGGGATCAGGTTGTACTGTTCGGCGTTGATGATGTCCAGGTCGAAGCGCAGCGCGGTGACGGCCTGTATGAAACTGGCGCGCGCGATCTTGACCGGACGCGGAACATTGAACGGCGCCGGGGCGGTCGGGCCCATGGCGTACACGCCGGTTAAGTTTGTGAGGGCAAACTGAGCCGCCGGAAGCGCGTAGATCATTGGCTCCTCGGCCGACAGTCCATCGATCAGGTCATTCAAGGCCTGCAGAAAGTCGACGGCTTCGTCGTTGCCGGGAGATTCGCCCTGCGCTAAAGCCCCGGTGATGCGCATGGAGCGCGAGATGAGATCTAAGCCTGTCATGGGAGAATGTCGCTATATGGCCTGGGATGGAACGGTGTGGGTCGGGGTGCGGACCTTCCGGGAAGTGGAAGAGGGGACGCTAGCGAAACTTGAGTGCGGGCATGCCGCAGCCGTAAATTGTTCGGTGTCTGAACTTACCCACGGAGCGATCGCTCCGGCGAATGTCCGGATGCGCTACAACACCTTCGAGGTGATCTGCGAGTCCTGTTCTGAACTACTCCGCGAGAGGTACACTCCCAAGCAATTCGCGTGAAGTCTCACGCGAATCCGGGAATCCCCCGGTTGAGGTTGCCCCGGCAATCCAGGCCGGAAGCTTACCGTGGCCGGATCATTGCCTGGTATAGATCCGATCCAGAAACCGCAACTCCACCCTGCGGCGTCCAGCCCTGCCGGAAATACGTCTGAACTTCAGCCTCTAAAGCGTGTAGGGTTGGCGCCGTCAGAATAATGTAAAGATCCGCCTGTTCAGGAATAAAACTGCTGCCACCGAAATCCTGTGTATCGAAATCAGCGTTTGGAACGCTCATTACCAGTACTTGCCCGTCAGGATATTCCAGCGTCCGCGTTCGCCGGGCCGGCCTTGCATTGCGGCCTCAACCACCATTTCAAGCGGCGTCAGATTGATGGCCTTGATGCGCGCCTTGGATGCGCGGGCTTGATTCATCGCTTCCGCAGACATGTTTGCGCGCTTCTGAAACCGCATGGCCAGCATTTTGGCCAGATTGTATTCGAGCGCTTCCTGATAGGCCGGAGGAACGACTACGGCCGTGTTGGTCGAGGGGAAGGTCGTCAGGTTCTGCCAGGTGTACAGCGCGATCTGCCAGTTGGCCAGGGGAACAGGCCAGAGATTCACGTGGCCGTTGGGTACGAACGGCTCGTAATACAGCATGTAAGGAATGGTCGAGTTTAAGCTTTTGGGCGAAAGCGCGGCCCACTCCTGGTAGGTCAGGATTTTGAACGGCTCCTCGATCGTGGGGTTCAGGTTGTTGAAAATGAATCCGGCCTGCTCGATTCGTTCCGGGCGTTGGAGTTTCCAGTCCACTGTCCCGGTGGTGCCGAGCACATAAGTCTGCTGGTTGGCGACGATGTTGAACACGCTGCGCAGAATTGCCCAGACCATCAGGCGCTCAGCCTGCCAGGCGTCCACCATTGAGTTCAGGACCTTCAGCCCGTCATTAGCTGCATCTGCACCGTAGCCTCGTCCAGGCGCCCCTAAGACGCCGGCAATCCTGTAGGCCGAATAGATGATGTCCGACACCAGGATGGCGCCCGAAAGCGCGGATCCGCCTCCGAAGAGTTGCGTGTTGAAAAGTGGATTGGTCGGCATTATGCGGCCTCGCGCATGGTGCGGTATTCGTCAGGCGACATCCGCGCTGCGTCCTTCTTGACGGCCGAGATCATATTGAGCAGTTTTTCGCTTGAGAGCGGTGCGCGCTTCTTGTCCGGCTCCCACTGGTTGCAGTAGGCATTGGCTGCAATGAGGCCGGGCGTATCGCCTTCCGAGTTCTTATCCACGCGTTCGCAGTCTTCCGCGGCAAGGTCGACGTGAGAGCAGCGCTTGCAGGAAAACCCCGGCTTGTTCTCGGCGTAACCTAATTGAACTTTGGTAAACAGTCCGAGCCAGGGAATCTCGTACTTGCCCGAATCGGCATGCGCGAAGGCGTTGCAGCCGCCCGATTGTGCGCTGATCTCGACATTCGGTCCGAAGAAGGCGCAGCCCATACCCTGGCCTGTGGGCTTAGCGAATACGCACTCAAAGCAGCGGTACTCGGTTTCCGGCCGGTACTGATATCCGGCCGTGGCCTTACTGATCTTGATGAGCGGCGCGCGCTAGTGACCGGAGTAGTGGCCCTTGCCGTCGGAGGAATGCTTCTCGCCCTTGGGTTTGTGACCCTGGCCGCCGAGCACGTGGTTATAGAGCCGCGCCGCATCGCCGATGGTTCCTTTGGGATCGTGCTCATGTTCTTTGGCGTACTCAGAGACCGATTCTCCGGCGCGGTGCGCGGCATTGGTGAGCCGCCCAGGATGCTTGATTGCGGATTGGATGAAGTTCTTTTTGTCGGCCATGAATGCTCCGCCTAAATCAGGGAAGAAGCGGGTTTACGGGAGAAGAAACCGCCGGGTTTCGTCTCCCGTACTCTCAGCGAGAAATCTAACATCCTCGCTTCCAGTCACTCTTTCCCGTCCCTGCTGATTTCTGTGAGACGGTATTGACTGGTTTATCGAAGCAGCGGTTGATCATCCGCTCTTCTGAAAACTTCATCGGTTCGTCACCTGCCGAGACAGGTCCGGAAGGATTGACGTTGATGATGTCTCCCTTGCCTGCCTGCATGGGCTGGTGCGCGGTGCGGTTGATGATGCGGTCGGCCGGTGCGCTGATGGCGTCGGTATCCATGGATTTATTCATTGGGTTGCTCCTTGTGTTTCGAATTTCTGGGGTCGAACATGCGCCACTGTTTAGTGGCGCGTCTGCGGGCGATTCTGCGGCGGATACGTCGGGATTCTCCGCCGAAGTGCTCGTTCACGATCTGGATGTGGATGTGGAACAGCGAGTCCCTGAGAATCTGGCGGGTGAACGGTGTCATTCCCTCGCCAGCGCGGCGCCGCTCCAAAGCCGAATAAGCGGCATCCTTGGCCTGATCGAAGAACTGCTTTCTGAACTCCGATTCGTCCAGCACTCCGCCACCCATGCGAACCTTGGCTTTGAACAGGTCGAGTGCCTTCTGGTAGGCGCGCGTAGTTGCAATCATTTGCCGCTCCAGTGCTTGGATTTCTTGCGCGGGAGATTTCTCTCTGGAGTCGAGGCGAAGTCGTGGAGCTGCTCTTTGGACATCTTGAGCAGTCCACGGTTGGCCGGGTTCAGCTTTTCAGGGTGGTGCTCGGCGATAGCGGCCGCGCGCCGCATGGCCTTCGATACGCTGGGCATTTACTTTTTCGCCTGCTCGGCGTTGGCCTCGGCCTTGACGGCCTCAAAATCTGCCTGCAGGCGATCGCGTTCGGCGGTCACTTCGGCCAAGGCAGCCTGGGTGTTCTTGAGCTCGGCCTTGACGTCTTCATGCTCTGCGGCAAGCGCGATGTGCTTTTCCTTCAATTCGCCGTAGGCCTGGTCGAACAGGCGCGCCTGTCGCTCGAGTTGTTCGTTGGCCGGAAGGTCGGACGGCGGGGGCTGAATCTTGGGGCGCGGGTCGGAGAAGGCCGCCGGCGGATTGACGAACCAGCCTTCTGAAGAAAGACGTTCAAACTCCTCCTGTGTTTTGACAATCCTTGAGCTGCCGTTGGGGTGATACATCCAGGTCGGCAGTTCCTGATGAACGTAGGGTTCAACGATCTTGCGCACCCAGCCGGCTTTTGCCAGAGCGCGCTCTTCTTGGACTCCATGGACGACGCGGACCTGGCCGCCCGAGGCGGTCATGGTTACCGGGTAACCCTTTTCTTTGGGTGTGGTCACACTCATTGCTTTAATCTCCTTGTTGATCTGGTTCGGTGAAAATATTGGGGACTAACGTCAGCAGGGGCCGGCTCCGAACAGTTTCATGGTGCAGGCCGGAGGTGCGGCAGAGCAGAGGCTTTCAGATCCGACGGTAACCAATGTGCTGCTGGCCTTCTGATTGTTGTAGTCCGCAGCTGATCGAGAGCCTTCTGGATTTTCTTCGAGCGCCAGGATACAAAGCCCTGCGAGACCCACTCGCCGGCATGCCTTCTTACAATTTCAATACTGTAGGATTCGTTGAGAATTGCCCACAGCAGCCCCGCGATCACGCCCAGCAAGACCACGATCAGGCTCAGCAAAATGTCGGTCAGGCTCATGGGTTTTCCTCCGTGACAACCACGGTGCCTCCGGCCAGCGAGCTGATGGCCTGCACCGCTCCCTTCCATTCGGTGTCCACATAGGGTTGGCTTGATTCGTCGTTGGCAGAACCGCAGGCCGGAAGCGCTATGTGGTAAGCGTTCTGGGTGGGGGAACTCGCGCCCAAGTTCAGCTTGATCACCGTCGTTCCGGTGTTCTGGATGATCAGTTTCACCCTGGTTGCATTGGCTGCCACGATCTGAGAAGAGGCTGTCCCAACGGACTGCTGGGCGGCTGGGGAAACCGTTGTGCTCGAGGGCGGGGTTACGGTTGCCGAGAAATTGCCCGAAACTGCCGGGCCCCTTGTGCGTTCAATCGACATGAATTTCAGTAGGTGTCGTAGGAAACCTGTACTTTGTCCCCTGGATTGGCGCCATGTACCCAGTAGTTCTCACCCTGAATGCGCCCGAAGTCGTCCGAGTCGCTCCAGGACCCGCCCGGACTCTGCGCGGAGGCGAAGTCAAGCTCTGCGACCAGGTCGGAGGCAGCAAAAACAGCCGCTGGCGCACGTCCGACTGAACCGGTAAGCACATAGCCCAAGCCCGATCCGCCGTGAATCATCTGGAACGAAATCGAGCGCAGGCGCATGGGCTGGACGAAAAACGTCGCACCGGCGGGAGCCAGCTGCGATGTCATGCCGGCCGCGGCCATCTGGGCCGCCGTCATACCGGTGGTGATGTTGATCGGGGCGGCGCCGATGGTGAGCGTTACGTTGATTCGCATGGGTTACTCCAAAACTCCCAGAACGTGCTCTTCCGGGATCAACAGCACGGTTTCTCCCTCGATCAAGTGCCTTTCGCCGGCGTTGCGGTGATAGGCAATGCGGTCTCCCGGCTTCACGTCCAGCGGTTGAATCGAACCGTTTTTACGGCGATGGCCTTCCCCGGTCTTGAGCACGGTCCCGAATGCAGCATGTCCCGAGGTCCGCGAGCTTTCAGGAGCGTTATCGGGGATGTGCAGCGCGCCATGCATTTCTTTGGGCGAATCCATGCGCACTACGATCTGGTTGTATAGCGGTCTGAATGTCATGGTTGTTGAAAAAGAGCCTGCGGAGTCACGTCGGACCCCGCAGGTCACTAGGAGGGAAGTGGTTAATAACTCGGGTAAAACTTCGTGCCGTCCCAAACTTCAAGGAGCGCTTTCGACACGACACCCGTGGTCGCGATGGCGATGTTGCCCGAAGTCCCGGTCGACCAGAGGCCGTCCGGAATAAGAATCAGCGTGCCACCCTTGGGAAATCCTGAGGGCACGGTGATGGTGTTGATGGTCGTGGTGCCGGTTACGTGCACCACCGGAGTCGTGGGCGCGATGGTCGCCGCCGACGCGATAGCCGTACCGACCTGAGGAGCGGTATTGAAATACGTCCAGGCGAACCATTGGCCGTTCGATCCGCAGTTCCAGACGTTGCCGGTTGTGTAAACCACGCGCGGCAATACTGGAACAGCGCTAGCGGTGCAGGCGCCGAACGGATCGATGTTATAGAACTGGCTCGGCGTTCCGACCCAGACCGTGGCGCCGGAGTTGTGCGCCATAACCGGGGTGCCGGAGTAGCCGCGCTCCACCGTGATCGTGGTTCCCGATACGGCGTTTACGCGCATCAGTTCTTTGTCCACGAACAGAACGGTGAGGTTCGGCCCGCCGGTCGGAGAACCCACGCCGCCCTGAGGCGTCGAAACGCTGGGGGCGGTGATGCCGGTGGCGCTGGCAACAAACACGGTGGTGTTGAAGCCGCGCTGCGACAACGGCACGGCGGTCGAAAGCGTGGTGGAGGTCATGGCGGCTTGCCCGAAGAGCGAAGCCGCAGCGAGAGAGAGACCCGCAATGAGTTTCAGGATGTGTTTCATGGGTGTTGGTGTCCTTTGCTTGATTTCGGGCCCGGGTTAGCCGGCGATCCGGCACGCGAATTCCGGCCGGAGAGTCTTCCATCCGCCGAATGCTTCTAAGCGCGTGTAGCGCCGGTTGGTGCGCATGTCGAAGCCGCGCGTCAGGCGCATGCTGATCCCGACCTTGGGATTAGAGATGCGCTCGGACCAGTCGAGCCCGCCCGGCAGTTCAAGGTTGACGATGGCGAGCGCAAAGGCATCGCGGTGGAAAGCGAGCGCCTGGGGCGAGGAAACGCCCGAGATGTTCGCCAGGTTGGCAGCCGCGGTGTTGTAAACAAAGATGGCCGCGTTATTGGCGGGCGATTGCGTCACGGTCTGGAAGGGGCTGGTGACGTCGATGTTGATGTCGGGCGAGATCGGAATCGTCAGGTTGCCAGATCCATCCGAGGCGGGGCAGTTGGGTCCCACCACGAACGTCCGGAGCTGCCCGGTGTCCCGATAGGAGATCGGGTTGACGGAGTTGACGCCCGCGACCTTGATGATGTCGCCGGTATTCAGAACCTGGGTTGAGGCGGTCCAGCCGCTGGTGATCAGCGAAGAACCGGTCTGGTTCGCGCCGTTAACCACGGGCGTTCCGCCGGCGAGGCCAACGGTAGCGCGCGAGACGTTCTGATCCATCGACCACTTGAAGCCCAGCGCCTGGCCCATGGTTCCCGAAAGATACTGCTCGGAGATGGTCTTGGGCGGGTTGAAGAGCGTTGCACCGAATTCGATGGCGGCCGCTTCCATCTCTGGAGAAACCACCAAGGCCCGGAGACTGCCGTAGGGGGCGCCGGAATTGGACAGCGTGACACCGGCAGCGGTGTAAGCGGTGCGGGTGGTGGGAGTGACGCCGGGCGTCACGTTCAATTGCGCCAGGTTATAGACGTCGGCGTACAGATCGAGGCCTTCGCCGTCGATCATGTTCGCGATTCTCTGCACGGCCGGCTCGATGTAGCGCTCTCCGAACCGGTCGATGGTTAGCGTGAGGTCTTGATCTGAGATGTCCAGATCACAGCCCCACAGGCGGTTGATGGTTACCGGCACGACGGTTTCCCGGATGTCTTCCAGTTGAATGCCGTCGCCGATTCGTCCGCGGAAGCGGACTGGCATGCGGGCGTTTACGGTGTCGTTTTCGTTGGCAGCGGCCTCGCTAGGGCCGTGTGCGTCCGCTCATTGGGCTGAGCCAGACTTGCTCCCCTTTCGAGGAGGACCAGACTATGTCACGATCCGAAGCCTAGGAGGCTTGGGACCCGAAGCGCTTCGAGCTGCTTAGCTCTACTCCCGTTGCGGGATAGTCGTTACACGTTTCTCTTTGGTGAACCTCGGCCAGGGTTTTAGCCGCCGCACCTTCGTTCATCACTGAGACTTCGCTCGGCGTCGCCATGGCCCAGACACAGAGTTGCATTAACAGCATCGCCGTTGCACCACCGATGCTGTTACTCTTCCGGGCTGTAGGATTCACCGAATTCACTTCGTTTTTCTCCGCAGGATCTCTCCTGCGTGGGGCTACACTGTTAACCCGATTTTGTCGCCAGGAACTGCGAACCTATCATCGAACTCCCTATTAACTTGCTTGGCGAAGACCAGGTTGTTCTCCCACCGCATCAACGATTCTTGAAGAATCGCGACCGGGTTGAGTAATTCATTTGCCATGGTTAGTCCTTTACGTCGTCACGACGTTAAGTTGAAATGCGGGATGAAGAAGGAGGAGCGGCCGAGTCTGTCATCCCGACGGTCTCGGCTCGCTTCGAGGTGCTTAGCCGCGGCGCCGCGCGCTCTCTACCTGTCTGCGGTATTCATCCGGGTCGAGCGATCGCAACTTTTCAGGCGGAAGTTCCGTCACGCGAGTTGCGGCCACTGCGGCCCTGCTTCCTACAGGAGTGGGCGGGGGGGCGGCGGGCGTTACAACCTCTTTTTTGGCCGGCTTAGGATCTTCGGGCTTCGCTTGCTCTACCTCATCGATCTCCTCGTCTTCAGGCTCCGGAGGGTCCTGAGGGGCGAGTTGATCTTCGAGTTTTCCGAGCTCTTTGAAGGCCCGCGCTATAGCTTTTTCGGTCTCTAGCCGGGTTGCATTCTCAGACAATGTGGTCGCCGAGGCGATGCGGTGCGCAACATCCGGGTTTTGGCCCAGATAAAACAGCACATCCCCACCGCGCTCTAAGCGGGGTAAAACGTACCCCATCACATTGCTAAAAACAATCTTGTCATGCGTCTTTTCGAGTAGTTTCTCGAACTCTGGATTCTTGGCGCGCTGCGAGGCGAGCTCGGCCGCCCAACGCTCCTGAATGAGTTTGTCGTCGGCGGAAGGCTCGGGCTTGGCCTCGGTTTTTGGCTCTGCCTTTTTTTCTTCGGCGGCTTTGGCCTTGGCCTGTGCACGCTTTTCTTTTTCCTTGGTGATGCGCTGGTGCTCGCGCACATCGTAGCGCCAGTCCGCCAGGTCCTCAATGTACTGAGGATCGTATTGGCCGAGCGGGTATTTCTGCTCGTCTTCGAAGTTCGGTTTTGGACCGGGCGCTTGGGGAGCCGGATCTTCGTCCGTCTCGACCGCGGCTTCCTTTGCAGGAGCTGCAGTCTTCGTTTCGGCCGGCGTCTTCATCTCGGAGATGGTCCGCTCCTGATCGGCCAGCTTTTGGTTCAGCTCGCGAATCTGCTGGCGCAGGGCCTTGAAGGTGTTCTTCTTGGGTTTGGCCGGCGCGGGGGTCTGCTCGGTTGCGGCGGTCTCTTCGGCGTGCTCGGAGGCCGGCTTGGTTTCTGCTGGCTGTTCCGTTTCTTGTGCGTTTTGTAGGGGTCCGTCGGTCAGGACCTGGGTTTCGGTGACCGTATGGCCGGAGCTCTCGAGAACCTTTTGGATCTCTTCGGGCGTTTGCGTCATCGACGCAATGCTCAACTCGTCCAT